AAATATTCTTTAAATGTCCTCATGACCCGGGTTTATCTTTTTGAAAGTTAGCTGAACTAAAATCTAATCTATTAACCAGCTTAACAGCATTACCATCTCTATCAACTGCTACATATCCCTCCGGAGATGTTACTCTCAACACACCTTCACCCTCATCAATGAAGTGCTTTGTGTTATATACAGCATTATTATACTTGTTAATGAAGATTTGCTTAGCTTGTGACAATAAACTACTAACTTTAAACAAATTAACTATGTCATCCTTTTGAGATTCAAATTGAGCCGTCTTTTGCTTAAGTGTCTCTTCTAATTTTTGTTTCCCGCGTACAGATTTTCTTTTATCTATTTCTTTTTTAATCCTAGTAGTATACCACTCAATAAAGTTCCTATATGATTCTTCAGGATCATTTAAAAACTTACCTTCTCTAATTTCTGTATTGATATAAGGATTGAGAAGGTCGGAAGGTAGGTCTTTATAATCTATTTTAATTGAATCAGCAGTCTTAATTAAGTCTCTAACCTGTTTTACTTCATCTTTTGTTAAATTTACAATGCCAGTATCGTCTTTAAAGAAAGCATCATCAAACCAAACACCAGGCACTTTATTCAACCGGTTAACCTTAGCACCAAATGATGCAGGGCTGTCTAATCCATCGTATTCAGTGTGGAATATAATACCAAACACAGAGTTAGCTATCTGTTTACCTAAATCCGAGTCAGCTTCTACTGCATACTTAATTGTATTTGGTTGAAAGGTATAATGTACCTCCCCGTCGATGTTCTCTTTCTTAACTGATGAAGAGTCAAACATGAAATCACCTTGCATTATGTTTTTAATACCTAATTTAGGTAAATGCTTAAGAGCTTTTTTAAGCTTATCTGCTAAACCAGGAGAATGTCCATGATTTATTTCAATATCTTGCTCGTTATAGTTAATTTTAGGATCTCTATTAAAGATAGACTTGGTACCAACAAAGAATTTACCGTTATCAGGGTGTTTTCCAACAAAGATAGCAGGTGCGCCATCCCATTTTACTGTAGTACCGATCTTTCTTTTACTCTTTCCTTGTAAATGACCTAATAAATTAACTAAAAAGCCCTTAGCTTGATCATAACCACCCTTACCTTTAGTAAGAATTAGCTCTTCTAAGTGTGTGAGATGTGTATTAGCTTTACCTTCTTCAAGGAGCTCTAAATAACTTTCGTAATATAGTTTAAATTTTTTCATTTTATTATATTGTGACCTGGTAAGCTGCTTTAAAGGCTCCCGATGTATTACTACCCGGGTAGAATATGTATATTCCATCCCCCTCCGGTAAAAACCTGACTTTCCCGCTATTAATAGCATCTAGAATATTTTTGTAATCTTTTACATTTATATAATTAGCTAAGCTAAAAGTACCTTCTTCCATTCTTGCAGGTCTATCCGGGTTAGGCACGCCTTTAATTTCTCCCTGCTTATATCCTTTTTGAAATACCGTCAAGAGAATATCAAATCCCTTTTTCGAAGCTTCATACGAATCCGGATCCCCTGGATTACCATCTCTTCCATACTCATAAAGCATAAGTCCACCAAAGTGTTGGATTCGTGTTTTCGCATCTTTGCGCTCTGTTTTGGCATCTTGCTCTAAAAACATTTTTAACTGCTCTGTATTTTGAAACGTCTTAGTAACTAAATCAAAATTATACTCCATATTAAAATCATCTATAGATAGATCCGACTTATTAGCTAGGTACTCAAATTTATCACGATCCTTCTTAAACCCACCCTTTCTACTACTAATAATTCTAGCTTTACCTGTTTTTACCTCTACATTTAACCCGTTAGGTAATTTTAAGTCACCAACATCACCTTTAAAGGCCTCTGTAAACAAACTCATCGCTAATTCACCATCTCCAACACCCACTGTCCCTTCTTGAAAAGACTTAGAAAATATTTCATTATATACTTGCGATCTATCTTCTTCATTTTCTAAAAATGCTAATTGAGGCTTCATAACGTCATATAAATTTACCTCCCCAAATGGTTCTTCAGTTATTGCCTCTGTTAAAACTTTTTTATTTTCTATATCCGTACCTAATTTAGCTAACAACTTATCATCTAGGTCATACCGCTGTAATACCATCTTTACAAAGTTATATGTTTGCTCGTTATCAAACCCGGATTTTTTGACTAAGTCTCTTATGGCTGTAGCTGCTTCATTTGTTAATAACTCCCCTTGGTGAGTGTCTGCAATATAACCTATTCCTTTAGTTATTTTTTCAAAGCATTTCCGAGCTTCATCTTCGTTCTCTATTTCTCTACACTTCCTAAATGCAGCCTTAAGCTTTTCCGCTCCATCCCTTTCAGTAAATTCACCCTCTGCATCTAGCTCATCAATATCCTCTTCACTATTAATTTGCTTACCAATAAACGATAAATTAGCTCGTATAGGCTGCTCCCCACTAAGCTGTTTTCTTACACGTGCAAAGCCCGGCGCATCTCCTAAATTAAACTTTTCACCCAACACATGAAGGTGTCTACGCGGTGGAATCTTACCACGTACCTGCTTTTTATAAATGTCTTCTAATGACCACTGCATGTTATTGTGCGTCTAAGTCTTCAAGTTCTTGTTCAACCTCTTCATTTGAAAATTCGATCAATCTTTCAATCGTTTCAATGACCTTTCTAGGCTGTGTCCTACCAAATTCTTTATTCACCTGTGCAGCAATGTTAATATCTTGCATAGCTGGTGCATATATAAAGGCATTAGTTAACAGATCAGCGACATATACCTCACCTTCAGGTGAAATACCAGTAGGCTCTGGGGGAATGTCCTCTGCATCAGTAGCATCAGCTTCAACATCAACGTCAACATCGACTTCTTCGATTTCGTCCTGCTCTGAATAAAGCTTTTTATACTGTTCAAATAATTGTAACGTCTTTTTCATGATTTTTATACTTTTGCGTCGTCTATTGCGTTAGATAACTTACCAGTTTGTTGTTTATATAGTTCTACAGCCTTTTTTGCAAGGTCAGATCTCATTTTTACAGCCTTTTTAGCTTCTTGCGGTGCTGTTCCCATTGCTCCTGCAATCTTACCCATTACACCACCCTTAGCTTGATTAGCTAACTTATTAACTTCCTTATCAACATCGTATGGATTTTTATTTCCCATGGTAACTTCTTGATCTTCTACCGGAATATCAGGGGCATACTCTCGCTTAAAGCTATCAAAAATATCGAAAGGGCTACTCACACCAAACATATCAAAAGAATCGACTATTTCACCGTTTACGTCTCTTAACTCCACAGTATATTTATCTTCACCTGGTCGATTCTCTTCTACCAGTCTTAGAAACTTACTCATGTATATATTTATGGAAGTAGTGAGAGTTTTATATTTATATTAGATAGAAACTCACTTTCAATTTGCTGTAATTCGTATCGTCGAAGGAAAAGTCTAAACTTATAGAAAGAAACAGCTGATGTATCTTTCTTTTTAAACGAAATGTAGTCTCTTTCTTCTAAAAACGTATCAAAGCTATCTTCACTGTATGATATATTAGTAGGTAGTGCATTAAAAATACGCTTAACAAGTGTATGTTCAATTGTTTTACCATCTGTCTTGTAGTAAAACCACTTCTTATTACTTGTTTTTGAACATACTCTTATAAGCTCTTTAATAATGAAGTGTATACCAAGCTTATTCTTTTCTTTTCGAGTTAATTTTAGCTCATGCTCGGTAATATAAAGAATATATTCATTGAAAGACTTATTAAGACATTTATTAAGGTTAATAAACTCAAAACCACGTACAGTATCATTTACGCCTTCCGATTCTGACGTTGATAATTCCATTGTAGTAGTCATCTCTTAGTAATACCTCTTCTTCAAATTGTAATCTAGTTTCATGATAACTCAACTCCCACTTGGAGTCACACCATCTGAGGATTTCAAACTTAAAATTACCCTTTCCGAGTATTCTTATATGTTCGTTGAGTTCGTTTGATGAAGAAGTATAGGTCTTCCAGTCAGTTTCTATTTTTTCGTGTCGTTTATTCTTTCTACCCTTTAAAGGAGGACGCTTTCTTATTGACTGGCACTGTTTTTTACCAATATACTTCTTATCATTAGTAAGATTTGTTATCTTATAAATGAAACCATAAGGTAAATCTACATTTTCTTCAAGAATTCCTTCCCAGTGACCTAAATCTTTCATAAATGATATCGCATAATACACTCTTGCGTAGGGTCATTAAATTTAGTATTAAAATGCATATATTCTAATGGTATATCTCTTGGCGATATAGATTGTTTTTTATTTGTAGCTAAAATAAACCCATCACCGAAAGCCCATCCAGGTGCCGGCTGAGGTACATCAAACACCACGTGGCCATTATTTTCTAATTCACTCAACACCCTTAAATGTTTGTCACCCCCATGTGTAGAAATAAAATAATAACCAATTTTATCATATAAATCTTCATCAATAATTTCCGTAATTAACTCTTCTTCCCCGCCCTGAATATCAATATGCAAAAAATTTAAATAATCTAACTTATTTTCTGTAAAAAGCTCACGCATTGTAATTTTCTTCGTGCTAATATTGTCTTCTGGAATTGTCTCATCTTCATGAGCCTCTTTATCGAACGCGCCTGTGTACCCGTGATATACTTTTACATTTTCACCTTTAAATCTATCCTCTAAGTCTTGAACTCTATGTAACATAGCATCAGTACACACATTAAAGCTTTTTTTGTTAAACAAAGAAACTACCTTACGAAAAATATGCGTATACTCACCGTCATCAGCACCCAATTCAATCATACTAACAGTGCTATTTTTAGCGCACTCCTGTTCTATAAGATAAGAAAGCAACCTTACCTGAAGTACCTCGAATGCTTGAGTTAAATAATTAATGCCTCTCTGTTTACATTCTTCTTGAGTTAAAGCACCTGCGAAACTATTGTTGAGATATTTATCTACGACCGCCATATGGCGTATTTATCTACCATTTCTTACAACTCCAATAACCAGCAGAAAATTTATCCTTCTTTTGATCACACTTATGGCGCGCCCGGAACGACTTTCTACGTTTAGGATTGCTCTTTTTGATCTTCATATTTGGATCTCCAAAACGAACAATCTTTTCTTTACCATCTTTACAAGCTTTAACAACGAACTTCTTAGAACCACCTGATGTACGGCGAGGACTGTTACACTTCATACGATCCTTATCGACTTTCTCAGCGTCTTCAGCAGGAATCTCCTCATCATCCGGATCATTAGGGTTATTGTAAGTAGGATCAGACCTATATTTTGGACCTCCACGGCCATCTGAATCAGCATCGCCTTTTCTCAACTGACCGGCAGAGTTATAATGCTTACCCTTTGGTGCTTCTTTAGCTTCTAAGATTTGCTTTACTAATTCGTCGAATTGCATAATAATATTTATACTAACAATGATAATTTAAATAGCGTTGTAGTGCTTTCGCGTAATGAGTACCTTTATCCTTCAACTTACTCTTCGCACCTCTCACCTTACTACAAGACAATTTACCTAATCTCTTTTTTAAGATACCAGGCTTAACAGGCTTATGCACATCTTCAGCGTTTTCACTCTTTTTCTTTTTTTTCTTCCAGTTAACACGCTTAGGTCCTTTTTTCTTATACATCTTACCCTTAATACTCTTACAAGCCGCTTTAGTTGGTCGACAAGCCGGGTAACTACCACCGGATTTTTTAGATTTACGACCACATGGGCCACCAGTCTTGCAATTTACCCACCCTTTAAACTTCTTACCAGTCTTAGGATCAGTTCCACCTCTCTTAAACCACTGTCGCAAAGAGTCACTAGCTTCAAGAACCTCTTTTTGTGACATGCTCATTTCTTTTTCCAGATTTTTCCCTGTCTACACCTTACGATTGCTCCAGATTTGTAAGCAGAAGTCTTTTTACCATAAGCGGAATCAGCCCTACGCTTACATCTATCAGCTTTCTTTTTCTTTTCTGCATCTTCCTCAGGAAACCCCTCTTCGTTCTCCTCTTTTCTTTTCTTTTTCTTCTTCTTACCTGCTGTACCTTTACGTGTTTGGACTGCTCCAAGAGCCTTGGGTAATCTAGCATCACCTGGAGCATAAGTATCACCAGAACTTATATCTCCGGGTGGATTGTATGAAGATCCGCTACCAAGTGCACCTCCAGCACCAGCTGTCATCTCTTCTTTTAGCATTCTTAAAAAGATACGTTCAAATTTGCCACTTGATTCCATTATAATTATATTTATAATAATAGAGTGGAATTGCTAAAAAAGTATATGCAAGAAATTGGTGAAGATCTTGTACTAAACGATCTCAACCTTAAACAACAACAGCAAAGACTCCCAGCTCGTAAGCATTTTTGGGTTGGTAGACTTGTAGAAGCAAAGATTAAACGCAATAAACTGATTGCTCAGAAGAGTAAGCTTAAAAAGGACCTAGTTAAGAAGGTAATTGCTGATTCTCCTGTACGTATTAATCAAGCTTCAGCAGAATCAGCTGCTGAAAGGTATGAATCTGTCGCAAAACTTAACGATAACATAAAAGAACAAGATACTATTATAGAATATCTTGAAAAGGTCGAAAAAATTCTTAGTAATATGCATTGGGAGATCAAAAATGTTATCGATATGAATAAAATGGAGCAATATTAATGATAACTTTTGATTATAACCCCTCTACACGTAAGATGTTACTAAAAACAGAGGATCTAGATCTGTTTAACCGTGTAAGACATCATTTTAGTATTATAAATGATGCAGCGCGCTTTGGTAGACGGTATGGTCGATATGCACCTCAAAGAAAGTATGCTATAACTCCTGCTGGTGCATGTGAAGTTGGTTTATATTGGGAGATCAAGAAGTTTTTAACTAAAGAAGATACAGAAACTACCGATAAACTACAAAAAGTGTTAAAGGTAGGTAAAGATATAGAGCTTTATAAAGACTTTGCATTTGATTTAAGGGAATATCAAGAAGATGTTATTAAAAAAGCCCTTAAACTCGGCACCGGTACTTGTGTTTTGGGTACTGGCGCCGGTAAAACCTTTACAACAGCAGCGTTAATTGAAAATTACTTTAGAGATAGTAAGGATAAAGATACATTTAAGTGTGTTGTATTAGTTCCAGACTTAGGACTAGTTACTCAAACGTATGATGAGTTCTTAAACTGTGGTACTACCTTTAAAATAACTAAATGGACGGGTAAAATTAAGCCAGACCTAACTGCAAACGTTATTATTTGTAATATAGGTATTGTTCAGAGTAGGTTTGAACAAAATGACTGGTTAAAGCACATTGATCTACTTATAGTTGATGAGTGTCATAAGATAAAATCGTCTAATAAGATTAGTAAGATAGTATCTAGAATAAGAACACCTAATAAGTATGGCTTTACTGGTACTCTCCCGGAGAACAACTTAGATAAGTGGTCAATTATAGGTAAATTAGGACCAGTTATATACGAAAAGACGAGTTATGAACTTAGAATAGAAGATTACCTCGCTAATGTTAACGTTAAGATCTTAAATTTAGATTATCGTATACCACCGCCATATAATAGTGATAATTACTACAGAGAAGAGCTAGATTACATATATGAAAGTCATTTTAGAAACGATTTTATTACTAAATTATGTTCTAAACTCGAAAATAACACCCTAATACTTGTTAATCATATTTCTCACGGGGTAAATCTATCCGAATACCTCACTCAATGTAAAGATAAGCAAATTTACTTTATTAGAGGTGAAGTTGAAGTAGAAACACGTGAGGATATAAAGAGGATAATGGAGAAAGATAATGACGTTATATGTGTAGCAATGAGTTCTATTTTTTCCACCGGGGTTAATATTAAGAATATACATAATATTATTTTTGCCTCTGGTGGTAAGTCATTTGTACGTACAGTACAATCCATTGGCCGTGGTTTGAGAAAGCACAACTTAAAATCTAAGCTTATTATATTTGATCTCTGCGATAGGCTAAGATATGGTATTAGACACTGTGAAAAGCGTAAAGAAATTTACGACATAGAGAAGATAAAGTATAGTGAAACTAATATTGTTGAAAAATAAAATTTTTATACTATAATTTAACAGATGGCCGAAAAAAAGAAAAAAGAAAAAAAACCATATTATATAGAGCCAAAGGTCTTTAAAGAATCACTACAAAAGTACTACGATACAGATATTCTTACAGATGATTTGGCGGAAAACATTAAAAAAATAGCATACGGTTTAAGCTATAACGCATCTTTCATCAATTATACGTATAAAGACGATATGATTGGTGATGCACTTATTAAAATGTATTCAGCATTAAAACATAAAAAGTTTAACTTTGAAAAAGCTACTAATCCTTTCTCATATTTTACTACTATTGCATATCATGCATTTATTAATAGAATAAAAAAGGAAAAGAAACATCATGAAGCCGTTACAAAATATAGAGAGCGTGTATACGAAGATTATATGTCTAATCCGGACAATACTCACGGACACGTGTATGTAAAACCACCCGACGAGGAAAATTCTTTTGAAGATTAATAAGCCTAGAGTTGCTATTTTTTCAGATCTTCACCTCGGCGTTCATACAAACAGTTCAGACTGGCATAATTATGCTGTAGAATGGGCTCATTGGTTTAAAGACGAGTGTAAGCGAAAAAATATCAAAGATATAATCTTCTGCGGTGATTGGCACCATAACAGAAGTGAGATATCGGTTAATACGCTGCAAGTATCTGCAGATATACTAGATATATTATGTGACTTTAATATTATAGCGATTACAGGTAACCATGATATCTACTATAAGCATAGAACTGATGTTAACTCGTTGTCCATTTTTAAGAAAAGACAAAATGTTACAATTTTAGATACTTTTGATACGATTGAAGCTTTTGATCGTACTATTACCCTTTGTCCTTGGAACACAAAAGTAAAAGACATACCAGAAAGTGATGTTATCTTCGGTCATTTTGAGATAGAAACTTTCAAGATGAACTCTTACAAAGTTTGTGAAGAAGGATTAAAGGTTAAAGATTTATTAAAGAAGAGTTCGTTAGTTATATCTGGTCACTTTCATACTAGACATGAAAAGAAGTTTGGTAAAGGAACAATACTGTATGTTGGTAACCCCTTTCAAATGGATTTTGGTGATGCTGGTAATGATAAAGGTTATTATGTGTTAGATTTAGATACTTTAGAATATGAATTTACTCCTAATACTATTTCACCGTCTTATAAAAAGATAGCACTTAGTGAGTTAGTAAGAGAGGGTAATATTACACATGAGGTAATAAACAATTTTGCCGGTAATATTACAAAGCTAAAAGTTGATATGAATATATCGCAAGCAGATATGGATATATTGATTAAAAAATTAACGTTACTAAAACCCGAAGTGTTGACGGTAGATTATGATATAAACTTTAACAGACTTTTAGACGATACTGAAGATAAGGAAGATCTCTCAGGTATTGATATACCTCAAGCTATTGAAGAGTTTGTAAACTTGCTTGAAATTAAGAATAAAAAGGAGATAATAAAATACACTCTTGGCTTATATGAAAAAAGTAAACTTTAAAAAGCTTAGTATAGTAAATTTTTTATCTGTCGGTGAAGAACCTGTAACTGTTGAGTTTAGTAAGGGTCTTCATGTCATTACCGGTAAAAACAAAGATAAGCCAGATCGTAGAAATGCTATTGGTAAGAGTACTATAGCAGATGCTTTATATTTTGCTATATTCGGTGAGACGTTACGTGAGCTTAAAAAAGATCTTATACCCAATAATTTAACAAACGGTAAGACTCATATTGAATTAGACTTTGAACTAGATTCACCTAAGGGTACTAATAGCTATAAAATTATTCGTACTTTATCTCCCTCGAAGGTTTTAATTTTTAAGGATGGAGTTGACAGAACTCGTGACAGTATCAAAAATACAACTGCTTATATTAACAGTGTGTTAAGTGCTTCGCCATCTATATTTCAAAACTGCGTTATTATGACTGTAAACAATGCAGTTCCTTTTATGGCTAAAAATAAAATTGAAAAACGAAAGTTTATTGAGGATATTTTTGGTATGGAAATTTTCAGTACGATGTTAACGATGCTACGCACCGAATATAATGAAATTTCGAAAGAGCATGATACTCAGTTAACTAAGTTAGAAGAGATTGATAAAGCATATAAAAATTATGAAGATCAAAAACAAAGGATCCTTCAAACAAGAAAAGATAAAAGAGAAAAATATCTCGGTCGTCAAAAAGATAATACCGAAGAAAAAGAAAAGCTCGAAAACGAACTCAACGAAGTCGAAGAAGTAGATATTAGTAAGATACAAAATCAAATATCTTCTCTTGAAGAGGCTGTTTTAGATCAAGATATAAGGATCGAAAGTAATTTAGAAGCTGTTGCTCGTAATAAAGCTTTAGCTGCAGAAAGAAAGGAAAGATATAAAAAGATGGGTACAGAAGAAGAAAAATGCCCAGTATGTCTTCGACCTATGGAAGAACACGATGCAGAGTTAATAGCTAAAGAGAAGGAAAACCTCAAAGAGTATATTCACGAGGCGATTGACAATATTAAAAACTACTCTGATGGACTTAAGGAATTAAGAGTAAGAAAAGACAGGTTTGTAAGAGCTATAAGTCAGTGTCAAAACAAGATATCTGAAGCAAGGCTACAAGAACAAAATAAGAGGAATATTGAACAACGAATTGAGCAGTTGGATAAGTGGCAAGAAGAGTTAGAAGGTGACTTAGAGGCGATAGAGTCCACAGAGACTGACTTTGATTCTCTTATTGTTGAAACTAAGAAGCGTGTTGATAAACTTCAAGGTAGAGTTGAAGAATATAGAGATGAATTAGCTAAGCTTGATATTGTCAAGTATGTAGTTTCAGAGGAAGGTGTAAAATCTTATATTGTTAATAAGTTATTGGAACTTTTAAATAGTAAACTTCTACACTATCTTAAAAGATTGGATTCAAACTCAATTTGTATTTTTAATGAATATTTTGAGGAAGAGATCCTTAATGAAAAAAATAAAGTATGTTCCTATTTTAACTTCTCAGGTGCTGAACGTAAATCAATTGACTTAGCATGCCTATTTACCTTTTCAGATATACGTAGACTGCAAGGAGGAGTACAGTATAATATTGCAATCTACGATGAGCTGTTTGACTCTTCGTTTGATGAAAAAGGTATCGAATTAATTACAAGCATACTGCAGGATAGAGTTGAAGAGCTTGATGAATGTTCAATAGTTATTTCACATCGTAAAGAGTCAATTAAAGCTGTAACTGGTGATGTAATATATCTTGAGAAGAAGAATGGTATTACTAAGAGGGTAGATTATACGGAACTTTAAACTATATAAATAAGATGATTACTCCGTCTCCATATCCGCAACCAATGGTAGCACCGGTAGCTGCTCCAGTAGTAGGGCAACAAGCGCAAATGCCTGGCGTATCACTTACTCCAAAAGCTCATACTCCAGCAGAAGCAGATTTACCTAGATATGTTAACTATCTTGCAGACTATTCCGGATGTGGACATTGGCGAATACTTTGGCCGGAAGCAACAATTAACGCGAGGGGTGATGGAATGTCACAATCTACCACTGCCATGGTTGCTGATCCAAAATGGTATCAAGGAGTAAAGACAGTAAAGGTACAACGGCAAGCTTCTAGCCATCAGCTCGAGTTTATAAAATACCTAAAACAGATTCAGCAAGAATATGGCTTTAAAATAATATATGAAGTTGATGATGTTGTATTCAGAGAAGTTATACCTGACTATAATAAGTTTAAATTTGCATTTGATACAGATGAAATTCGACAAAACTGTGTTGATATAATTAATTTGGTTGATGAAGTTACTGTAACTTGTGACTTTATGAGAAAGCTTTATCAGGAAAAAACCGGTCAGCAAAACATTACAGTTATTCCAAACTTTATACCACATGGCTGGATGGGACAGCTTTTTAATCCAAGGGAAATAGAAAGAAATTACGATCAAAATAAAAGAAAGCCGCGTATACTTTATACAGGATCCGGGGCTCATTATGATGTAGATAATAAAGTTGGTGGTAAAGATGATATGTCTGAAGTTCGTGATTTTATACGAAAAACAGTTGATAAATATCAATGGATTTTTGTAGGTGCATTTCCTCCACAATTAGCAGATCTAGTACAACAGCAAAAGATTGAATTTTATCAATGGCAGACGTTACTGAGATATCCACATTTTATTAATAGTTTAAGAGCACAGTTAATGGTAGCACCACTACAGGTTAACGATTTTAATCGCGCTAAATCTGATATTAAATATATTGAAGGTTGCATATTAGGTATACCATGTCTTTGTCAAGACATGGAAACATATAGTAATGCTCCTGGTAACTTAAAATTTAGTTCAGTAGAGGAATTTGAAGATAAAATAGAGCGTATCTTAAGACCAAATAAGAAAAATAAATACATGCAAAATGTACATAAGCTCCGAGCTATAGGTGAAAAAAGAATTCTAGAGCTAGATGAAAATATAGGCGCGCATCTTGAAGCTCTAAATACTCCATATGGAAGTTCCGAAAGACGTTACCTAAGAGAGTGGAATTAGGAACTATACTATTATAATAGTAGTAGATGTCATATCGTAATGTTGTTTATAACGGTAGAAACCGTTGTGTAAATTTATTTACTTGGGATAAAGACGGTAAGCGTGTAATGCACGAATGCTCTTTTGAGCCTTATCTCTATGTTGAAAATGCTGCAGGTGATAAAACGTCTATTTACGGTACTAAAGTATCAAAGCGTAAGTTTAATACTAGTTTTGATCGTTCTAGATTTGTTCGTGATTCAAATATAAAGCGTGTGTTTGAGAACATGCCTCCTGCTCAGCAATTCTTGCTCGATTTGTACTGGCAGCAAAACGAAGAGCCGGAGTTTAGTACTAACCCGCTTAAGACGTGCTTACTTGATATTGAGACATATTCCCCGGATTCGTTTCCTAATCCTGAAGATCCGACTCACATAGTGAATGTTATAACCTGTTATGATAACTTTAGTAAGAAGTTTCATACGTTTGGTATTAAACCGTATAACGGTAAAGGTGCTGATAATTTAAACTATGTTCATTGTAGAGATGAACGTGAAATGTTTATACGGTTTATTGAATATCTTGAAAGTGATTATCCGGATATTTTAAGTGGTTGGAACTCTGAGTTCTTTGATATACCTTATATCATTAATCGAATCGAACGTATACTAGGTCAAGATTATGTTGATAGATTATCCCCTCTCGGTAGGGTTCATTTTAGAACTGTAAAGGGTAAGTTCGGGCGTGATCTAAAAAGATACTATATTGATGGTATTGCTTGTTTGGATTATCTTGATGTATATAGACGTTTTTGTTTAAAGCTTCGTGAGTCTTATAAGTTAGACGCAATTGGTGAAGTTGAACTCGGTCAACGAAAGATTGATTACGGTGATACTAACCTTGCAACTTTATCTGATGAAGACTGGGATACATTTATTGACTACAACATTCAAGACGTTAACCTTTTAGTAAGACTAGAAGAAAAGCTTCAATATGTTCCTTTATTAAGAATGCTTTCATATGTTGGGTTAACGACTCTTGAAGGAGCAATGGGAACTATTCAAGTGATCAACGGTGCTCTTTGCATTAAAGCAAGGCGTCGAGGTGAGGTTATTGCTACATTTCTACGTAATGCTGATACCGGTAAAAACCCCGGTGCGTATGTCGCTGAACCTAAGCAAGGTTTTAAGAATCATGTCGTGTCATTTGATGCTAATTCTCTATATCCAAATGTGATGATATCTTTGAATACTTCACCAGAAACTAAAGTGGGTAGAGTAGAGAAGACTGCAGATGATAAGGTTATTATACAGCATGTAACAGGTAAAGTGTTTGAACTTGACAAGCCGGCTTTTGTGAAGTTCCTAAAAGATGAAGAGTGTGCACTGTCTAAAGCTGGGTTCCTTTTTACACAAAAGAAGAAAGGTATTATACCAGAGTTTCTAGAGCACTATTACAATCAACGTGTTAAAATTAAGAAAGACCTCTTTAAAGCTAAGACAAAACTTAAGAAGCTTAAAAAAGATTCTGCAGAATATACTAGTGCAAAGTATGAAGTAGAGAGACTGAATACATCACAAATGGTTATTAAGATTCTTATTAATTCGTGTTATGGTTACATGGGTAATAAGAATGCTCCTATTGGTGATGATGATATTGCATCTTCTGTTACGCTTACCGGGCAAGCTGTCATTAAATATTCAAATGAGCTTATTAAGCAATTTATTAAAAAAGAGATTCCTGACATCTCTGATAATGAGCTTGAAGAGTGTATTGTATACAATGATACGGACTCGTCGTATGTTTCTATTACTCCTCTTGTTAGCAAGGGTTTAAACTTTTTAGATGGAAATGATGTACATCAAGATACGCATGATAAGATTCAAGAGATTGAGGACTATCTAAATAGAGGGGTACAAGATTGGGCTAAAAAATCCTTACTGTCAAAAGATAGTAGGTTTGTATTTAAGCGAGAATGTATTGCTGATGTAGGAGTCTTTTTGCAGAAGAAGAGATATGTTATGCACATCCTAGATGATGAAGGTATCAAGGAAAATAAATTTAAGTATACTGGTGTTGAGGTAGTTCGAACTACTATGCCTAATGCTATTAAGCCCTACGCTAAAAAAATTATTGAGACTATGTTAAGTACTCAGTCTTTAACTGAAACTAATAAGATACTTAATGAAACGTATGATATATTTAAAGGTCTATCTCCCGAAGAGCTTGCGTTTGTTATGGGGGTAAAGGGCTACGAAAAGTACGCTGTAGATTGCAATGAATTTAATACTGTGAAGAGTATGCCTATACATGTTAAGTCTGCATATTTTTATAACTTACTTTTAGGTAAACTTAATACGGGTAACAAGTATGAATCGCTAGGTTCGGGTGATAAAGTTCGTTATATGTATGTTGAGAAACCAAATAAATATGGGTTGGATAGTATTGGCTTTAAGTACGACTACCCCTCTGAGTTTAAAGATACATTTAAAATTGATTACGATAAAATGTTCGAAAAGATCTTGTTTCAAGGCATTGAAAGATTTTATGATTGTGTAGGTTGGAATATTCGTAAGCCAGCTGAGAATGTTACAGTAGAACTTTTTGACTTGTTTAGTAAATAAAATTATTATGGCAGTACAACCAGGAGGGTATCTAGATAGACCACAAGACGACAACACGCATAACGCACATCCGGCATGGAAAAGAGGTAAAATCGCCGGTATTTTAGAAACGTTAGCAATTTTAAAAGATGTAGTTACCGGTAGTGATGATGGTTCCGGAACTATTAACTCTCCAGAGATTGAAAAAATTAGGAGATCGGTTTTTCTTTTGAGGGATGCTTTATCGCACGCATCAGATAAATCTACATACCTTTCAAAGCAAGCAAAAGAAGCGCTTGATGAAGCAATTAAAGTAGCAGAAACGCTAAGATATCAAAAAGGTTAGTGGACTTTTACAGAATTTAATTTAATATAATATTATGGCAGATAAGAAACCAACAATCAAAACTATTATTGATCACATTGGACGTACAGTTGTAGGCTCAGTTAGTAAAGAGGATACAAAAACTATTACGTTGTTTAACCCTGTGATTATTCACGTACAACCTGACCCTCAATCCGGTCAACTTCAAGTACAGTCCTTCCCATACATTTTTATGGAGTTTTTGAAAGATAAAGATAAGAACAACTGGACGTTTACCAAGAGTGCTATTAGTACTTCTGATGTTGAGCTTGATGAAAGAATCATCACACAGTACGAAAACATCAATAACCCTCAACCGCCCATTCAAGAGCAGCAGGCTCCAGAAGAAGAGCCAGAAGTGATTAAGCTTTTTGATGATTAATTAATAAAAATACATATTGTGTAATAAATAATTTTACTATGAAACTAACTAAATACACACACAATCCAATTGCAGAAATCGAAAGAGCCTTTGATGGTTTTTTCAATCTGACACCGGTCTTCCACCAGCTGGAAGAAGTATATAAAACAGGAGATCAAGTTCGATTTTCTTCGGACGAGAACACACTTAGTGTACAGATCGATCTACCTGGAGTTACGAAAGATGATCTAGATCTTTCCACAGACACAGACCAGCGTGAGGTTTATATTAAAGCCAAGCGTAAGGTTAAAGCCCATGATGGCGAAAAAGAGCAAACCTATAATAGGTCGTTCTCAGTCGGGAGGGAGTTTGATCTTAATAAGATTAAGTTCTCTTATATCAACGGAGTCCTTGAGGTAGATGTACCTCGTAGGAAGAAAGAAGAATATATTAAAACATATACAGTCTAAAATTTATATGGGCTTAGCTAGCCCAAACCCGGGTGTGCCTGAATAAACATTTTAAGCAAGAGTGTTAAAGGGACTGCTGACTTACATGGAGGGTCGACTGACTATTAAGTGTATAATGCGGGGCGCGAGTAGGTAAAAAGATGAAACTGCATCTTGCCTAACCAAAAGTTGGAGGTAACCAGAAAATCCTCTCACCCACCTTTTTAAAAAGCCCCGAAAGGGGCTTTTTTTATTAATAAATAATTTTGTGAACTTAATTATTATAGCTGATTTAACTACAAATGAAGGGTTATATTTTAGGTATTTAACAATGATGGCTGATGCAAACGTTGTTGTTGAGACAGCTAAACCATTGGTTGATTATCATTATAAAAATCTTAAGAGTCAAGGTCTATATGACTTTGTGGATGATATGGTTACACCGGAATGTGACGTAGAAGGTATACGTATTGATACAGAATTAAACTATCCAATGACAATACAAACAGATAGAATAAAAGTAACTAATGTATTCCATCTATTGGAGCAAATTAAACAGTTGAAAAGCATATATAAGAAAATATAATCTTATATATGGATAAAGATATTGCTAGCGCATTAGACGCTATAGATAAAGTAAACCCTTTTGCTACTTACCTCGATAATAATACTCTTAGTCATGTTGGAGAATGGATTGATACTGGATCATATGTATTAAATGCGATTATCTCTGGTTCAATTAATGGTGGAATTCCTAAAGGTAGAGTAACTATGCTCGCTGGGGAATCTATGACTGGTAAGTCATTGTTTGTTCAAAAGATTTTAGCTAAAGCTCAAGAAGAAGGGCTTACTCCTGTTATTTTTGATACTGAAAATGCTATTGATCCAGATGGTGCAGCAAGACTTGGTTTAGATATTAGTAAAGTAAAATACGTACCTACTACTAGTATTGAACAAGCAAGAAACGCTCTATATAAATTTCTTACTTCTGTTAAAGAGAAAGGACTTGAAGGTAAGTTCATCGTAGCTATTGATTCTCTTGCTAACTTACAATCTGAACTTGAACTTAGTCGTATGAGTAAAGATAGTACTTCTTCTGATATGGGTACTAAGGCTCGAGCTATGAAAACCTTGATGCAAACTTGTACCAACTTAGGTGCTATTACTCAGACTACAATCCTCTGTACTAACCATGTATATGACGACCCTACTGCACTGTTTCCTTCTATTGAAAAGAACATGCCAGGTGGTAAGTCATGTGTATATCTACCCTCTGTAACTGTACAATTAGCGCGTAAGCCTATGAAATCAGATGGTGGTAAAACTGTTGATGGTGAATTGGCTGTAGGTCAGAAAAAATACTCTGGTATCATTATTAGAGCTTTAACACGTAAAAATAGATTTATCAAACAATATCTAGAGGGTGAAATGTATCTTTCTTTCTCTACTGGTTTGGATAGATACTACGGACTAGTGGACTTAGCAGTTGGAGTAGGAGCAGTGATACAAACTGGAGCTACCTATCAACTTGAAGATGGTAAAAAGTTAGGATATTATAAAAATTGGCGTAAAGATGAGAAACTCTGGGAAGAGACTATTTTACCTAAAGTAGAGGAAAGAATTAAAGACGAATGGTCGTATAGCAATAAAGAAGGTGAGGAAGCTCCTGATGAAATTGGATTAGAAGATTTATTAGATGGTGATAAATAACGTAATGAAAATTGGTCATAAATTTCGCGAGCAAATACTAAGCGATATACGTCATGAAGCTTTTAAAAAAGCCGTAAGGTTTATTAACTATGAGTTAGTACCTGGTGATATATGTGAGTTCGGATGTTATACAGGAAGAAGCTTAGCTAGTTTAGCGTACTCCCATCAACAATACTTTCAAGACGAAAATCAACATAATAGAAAGAGTAGTATAGATAGAAATATATACGGGTTTGATAGTTTTGAAGGGTTACAAGATTCAGAAGGTCATCCAAGATGGGAAAAAGGCGTATTTAAGATTAATCATTCCTTTCACCCTCTTATCGGTTATGGAGAAGACGTTACCCCGAAAAAAGTAGTTAACTTCTTCTCGCATTATAATCTTCAAACCCCTATTATTAAGGCTGGTTATTTTGAAGATATAGAAATTGATGATATCAACGAAATTGCTATTCTACATATAGACTGCGATCTATATACAAGTACAAAAACTGTATTAAACTTAACTAGAGATAAATTAGTACCTGGTAGTATAATTTTATTTGATGATTGGTTTCATTTTAGAGGTGATAGAAACAAAGGCGAACGATTAGCATTTAAAGAATTTTTGGAAGAAAATAAAAATATTAAAACAGAAGAATTTTTAAGATACGGTACCTTCTGTAAAGCTTTTATAATTAATGAAACGTAAACTAGTATTAACTCTTAGCGGTGGAATGGACTCGTCTGTGCTGTTGTATATGGCACAAGATCGAGGTTATGAAGAAATACATACTCTAACTTTTGATTATGGTCAGCGACATAAACGTGAATTAACGTGTGTTAATAAACAAATTAATAATTTTAACGAGCAGTTTTCCGGTTGGTTTAATTTAGAGGTAACTAATAAGGTCTTAGATGTAAAATACATTAGAGATATTGCTCCTACTTCATCTTTAACTAATGAAGATATTGATAATCCCAATATTAGTGAAATGGCCGGTGATGCACAACCTGTATCATATGTACCGTTTCGAAACTTAATGTTTTTATCTATCTGCTCTTCGTATGCTGAGAGTGTTGGTGCTGATACTGTTTGGTATGGTGCTGCTCAAGTAGATTCGCTAGCTGGTTATTGGGACGGTAGTGAAGAGTTTGTAGATGTAGTTAATAATGTAACTGATCTTAATAGAGAAAATAGGATTGTAATTGAAGCCCCGTTACTTGAAATGTCTAAAGCTGAAATTATTAAAGAGGGTGCTAGACTTGGTGTTAAGTTTAAAGATACTTGGACTTGTTATTCGGATAGAAAAGATAAACTAGCAGATGCTACTACGCCGTCGAGTAGTATGAGAGTAAAAGGGTTTGTGGATGCTGGTTTAAAAGACCCTATTGCTTACATCCAACAAGAAAAGTTGGATAAGCTATACGAAGAAAATAATTGTAAAGAGTGCGCTTAAAGACCGTAACGTCTAAGCTCTTCTAACTGCCAAGATGTCTTTGGCTTATATTTTTCTTTAAAGGACTGATTCTTAGTCTCGGTCCTTTTATTACGCTTATCAGAAGCAGTTTGCTCAGTAAGATATACTGATGTATTGGTTTTATGTGACTCAAGCATAGGTTGCATCCTTATAGCCTCATCACCACCTTCTTCATCTTCAATCATATTTTTAGCTAAGTCTTCTTTATCTTTAGTAACCATAGCTTTAAGAACTTCTTCATAATCGTCAGGCACATCTTCATCTGATTGTGGTCCGATATCAAAGTCATCAAACTCATTATCTTCACTAGCAGCATGCATAATAATTACTGTATCTTCATCTACTCCGTACTCTTTAGTACCATCACCCATATCATCCCACTCACCAGAGATACAATCTTTTACGTCAACACCAGCATGATTGCAAGCGTCTTCTAAAGAGTCAAATGTTTTATCTTTCATCATAATTTGACCATGTTGTCCTCCTACGGAGCCTACGGAAAATTTAATGTTAAACTCATCCTCTGCGCCTTCATAATTACCTCTCATCTTAGCTAATACAGCACCAGCCACTCTTTCTCCAGCTGCTTTTGAGCCATACTTTTTACCAGCGCTTTTTGCTATTTTAGAAAAATTCTTTCCCGGTTTACCGATATCTTTTCCTGCTCTAGCCTTCTTAGCACTAAGATCTTCTGCATCTTCTACTTCAGTAATTCCTCCACCTTCTTCACCCATTGAATATTCATCCGGCTCTTCAGGACTATCAAAACCATATCCCATCTCCTCATAATCCTCATCAGGTGACATAACAACAACTACACTATCACTAATTCTATCAACGTCTCTCTTTAACGCTGCTTCAATTTTATCAATACCGTGTGCTGTAACAGCCTTAGCTAATGGAGTATCTGGATCAACCGAAAACTGAACTGTATTACCACTAATATCTAACCCATCTTCATTAGCATACTTTGAAACAATATTACCAACATCTTCAACACGCTCTGCATCTCTGATTTTAATCTCAATAAACGTTGTTGGATCTTCTTTTGACATTTGTAAACTTTGAGCTAACTCAGATTCTGCAGCATCCATTTGACCTACAGCACCTTCAACAGCATCACCCATATCTTCACCTGCTTTAATGTCTTTAGCTAATTCCAAAGCAGCTTTTTGTGCTGCATATTTTTCTTCCCTACCTCTATCAGTTGTTGCTCTATTAATATAACGAGCGAGATTATCTTCAACCTCTTTAGCTATCGCATCTTTATTTTGTTCGATAACATCCTCTTTTGCATCCAATAAGGCTAGAAGATTTTTCTTTTTGGCAGCAAACCCAGCTCCTCTCTTAGCAGCAGCTAATTCATCATCGCTTATAAGCTCTAAGTTATACAGTGCTGTTCTAATAAAGTTAATTGTATCCAGCGGAGCAGAACTGAACCCAGCTGATCTTAGATCTTTAGTAACACCACCAAAAGAAGGATGGTATTTAGCATAAGGTGATTTTTTAGCTTCCGTAAGGAACTCTGCCCTGTTGAATAAATCATTAAAGCCACTAAAATTATCGGTGAAATCGAAGGAACTCATATAATATATTTATACCCATGAAGCTAAATTATAAGGATTTTAATAAAATGACTGAAAAAGAACTGTGTAAACTGCCTGGTGTAGGGAGGACCACAGCTAAACGTATTGTAGGCTTTAGACCTTTTAGAAACAATGACGACCTGTTTAAGGTAAAGGGTCTAGGTAGAAAGACACTTAAGAATCTAGGAATCGAAAAAACTAAAAAGAAAAAGAAAAAATGGTTTACTATTGATGGTGTCGATTACCCGGATTATAGTCTAGCCAAAGACAAGAGATATGGTAATATTGATTTGTTTTGGAGGATACCTAAGGAGCATAGACAATCTATCGGCGAACCAAGTGCCCATGTATTACGAATGAGAAAAATTTGCGAAAGAATTAGAGCTGAGGGACCTGAAGGTACTATGAGTAGATATGTTGATAATTCACATATGTGGGAGCCAGGATTTAAGTTTGATTGGGAAGATTGATTATTGCACAAAATATATTAACATAAATTATGTGTGCAATTTTCGGATCGTTTGATAAGACTATGTTAGAGGTCTTATACGACGCAAATAAGGAACGTGGTAATTTTGCTAGTAGTATTGTATGCTTGTCAGATGATGATCAGTATATTGCTAAATATGAAGGTGATATAAATTTTGATAAATTTAACTATGCTGGTAGAAAAGACATAGAATATCTTCTAGGGCATGTACAAGCTCCTACCTCAGCTAAAAGAACTTGGAATTATAATACATCACATCCGTTCGAATCTATGACTTGGTTAGTGAGTCATAATGGCGTTCTAACGAATGAAAAAAAGCTAAGAAGAAAGCATACAAGATTTTTAGAAAATCCTGTTGATACAGCTGTTATAGTTGAGTTACTTGAGAAATATTCACAAGTTAATAAAACACCTATCAATACTATTAAGCAAGTACTACCGATGCTTGAAGGTTCGTTTGCTTTAAGTGTTGTTAATTGTGATACGAACGATGTGTTTATTGCTAGAGTAGGATCTGTATTACATTACAATAACAAAGGTAACTACACTACAATGCCAGGAGCTGGTTATAAGGTTTTACCAGAAGGTGTAATAATGAAGTTAAATAAGAGAACAAAACGTTGGAATAAAGCTGGGACTTTTGAAGTTAAGTCTCCATTTACATTTGTATGAGCAACACATTTATATTTTCTGCTACAGCAGGTAAAAAAGAAGATTCAATGCTTTATAATACTTGTAAAGATGAAGGAATTGATATCTTCATTAAAGAGCATAATAAAGAATCGTTACAAAAAACATATAACAAAGCAATCGATTTTGCAATTAAGGAAAGAGTTGAAAATCTAGTTCTTGTTCATGATGATGTAATATTAGAAGCTTTTTCAGAGAGAAGAATAGAAAAAAACTTTGAAAAATTTGATATAGTAGGTGTCGCCGGTTGTAATAAAGTAACTCTTAAAAAACCAGTATTGTGGCATTTACTTGGAGGAGGATTTGAAGGCGGGCATTTAATCGGTGCAGTTGCACATGGTACAGTAAATCAAAAACACATGGGTGGTTTTGGATTTTACCCTAACAGAGCTATTCTTATTGATGGAGTCTTTTTGGTTATAAAGAGAAAGGTATTTGAAAAAATACGATTTGATGAGTCGTGTCCATCTAAGTGGCATTTTTATGATTTAGATTATTCTATGCAATGTCACAAAGCTGGGTTTAAAGTTGGCGTTGGTGATTTTATTATAACACACAAATCTCCCGGTCTTACAGAGTTTACTGAAGAGTTTCAAAAAGGCGAAGACTGGTTTCTTGATAAGTGGAAAACTCAATAATCTATTATACCATTAAATTGTGAGTAAATTAGACTTAGATTATTTCGAAAATATTCTTATTTATAAGTCTCTTACTGATAGTGGTTATTTGGCTTCTATTGCTGATTTTGTTAAGCCAGAATACTTTAAAAATAAATCGATTGCAAGTATCTTTAATATTATTAAAGAGTTTTCTGAAAATAGGAATAAACTTCCAACTGCTACTGAAATAAAATCTTATCTTGTTTCTGACGAGCAGAAAGAGTCGTTTAAGGAACTTGTTAAGTCATTTTCCGATATTGATAATACTTTAGATAAAGACGAACTGTATGATAATACTGAACAGTTCCTAAAGGAAAAGGCTGTCTATCATACAATGCTAAATGTTGCTGAAGATGTATCAAGTGGTAAAGTAGATACGTCTGTTGTGTTGGATAAGTTTGAAAAGTCTTGTAATATTAACCTTGTAACCGATCTCGGTTTAGACTTTTACGGCGATGTTGATAAACTTATTGATGATCTTAACTCTGTAGAAAGATATGTTCCAAGTAAGTGGGAATGGCTAGATAATTGTTTAGGTGGAGGCTTTCTAGAAGCGGGTAAGGCTCTATATGTCTTTGCAGGTGAAACTAATATTGGTAAATCTATCTTTTTAGGTAATATTGCGAGTAATATAGCTGAAGAAGGTAAGAACGTTTTATTGGTTACTCTTGAGATGTCTGAGCTATTGTATGCTAGACGTATTTGTAGTAACGTTACTAAGATTCCAATGAAAGAACTAGCTCAAAACTCTGCCAGCATTAAGCATGGTATGAGTAATGAAGATGGTAAAATTTTTATTAAAGAGTTTCCTCCTGCAACTATTACTGCTAATCAACTTAAAGCATTTGTTAAGAAGTTTGAAGAGCAGGGCATTAAGCTAGATGCTATTGTACTTGATTACCTTAATCTAATGCACTCTACTGTGGGTAATAATTCATATGAACGTATAAAGCATGTAACAGAGCAAGTACGTGCTATGAGTTACTTGTTTAATTGTCCTATTATTTCAGCTACTCAATTGAATAGAGCTGGGTTTGATACAGATAATCCTGACTTAGCTACTATTTCTGAATCTATTGGTCTAGCTGCTACTGCTGATGCAATTATTTCTATCTTTCAGAATGAAGAAGATAGAGGTATAGGTGTTATTAGACTTGGTATGATGAAAAATCGTTATGGTCCGAGAGGTAATACTCAAGCTATGAGGATTGATTACTCTACTCTAACTATTGAACAAGCAGATGATATTGAGATAGGGGAAGATATGGATGATACCCTTAACGTGCTGGCTGGACTTGCACAATAAGGAACTTTTAGTAAATACTAGAAAGTGAATATCCAAGTATGGACAGATACAGATTTACATGGCGCAGGTTCTGCTCTTGTATTAAAGTGGTTATATAAAGATGCTAAAATATTTAGCATTAATGACGTTTCTGAGTATACTTTTACCGGTAAGTTTAAAGGTGCACAGGAATCCTTAGATCATTATGATAGGGTTTACATTATTGACCTAGATTTAACACCCGAGCAAATTAAGTTAGCTGATAAACCAAATGTAGTAGTAGTTGATGCGCATAAAAATCACGCTAAACATAAAGAACTTTATAGTAAAGCAAAAACTATACTTGATGATAGTTATTATTCTTGCGTAGATCTAATCTTGGATAAATTTAATAAGCATTTACAGCATTTAACAGATAAACAAAAAGAGTTGTTAGAGTATATTAGTACATATGACTGGTATAATACAAAACATAAAGAGTCGTTAAAGTTAAATGCTATATACTATAATCTAAATTCTCCTAAAACCGAAAAATTTATAGCGGCGTTTATAGATGGATATAGAGAATTTACTATACATGAAAAGAATGCTATAAAGTTATATTTTAAAAAGTTTAAAGACCAAATTGATACGGGTGAAGTCTTTACAGGTATGATAAAAGACTATAGTGTCGTCGCTACATTTGCAAACTATGCAATTAATGAACTTGCGCACTTCTTATTAAAGAAGTATAACACAGATATAAGCATTATTGTAAACACACAAGCTAAGACTGTATCATTTAGACGTTCAAAAGAGAGTAACATAGATGTAAGTATATTAGCTACAAAACTATGCGGTGGTGGAGGACATGCAGCGGCAGCTGGCGGTAAGTTGACTGAACAATTCGCGAATTTAACCAAAACATTTGTACCGTGTTAACAACATCAAATATATCACCAAATCCCTCCAAAACTTTAATAAAGGATGAAACGGAGCATCTACTACTTTGCTTTTGCACGTTTTGTTCAATGTTAAAAGGCAAAAAACTATCCTTGCAAAATATTTTTATATTAGTACTGCAAGAAGAGAGATTAAGAAATATTCTAAAGGAACTATTAACAATAGAAACAAATTTTGATATAGTAAAACTGTTTATTGACTTCGAGCCAGCAATTACAAAGTCGAAGTATATTACTAAGTTCCTTAATTCGAATTCAAATATACAGTTGTAAAAAACTGTTGATATCCTTTTCGTAGGTCATATAATAATGACATGAGTACTTTTAATACTTCAATGTTTCAATCAATTAAAGACGCGTTAGCGAGCTCCGATAGTAAGGGTTCTGCTACATTTAACGAAATTATGCCTACTAAAGTAGGTAATACTTATACGGTAAGACTTTTGCCTTATGCAAAAGATCCTAGTAAGACATTCTTTCATTATTACAATCATGGATGGAATTCTTTCGCTACTGGCCAATATGTTCAGACGCTTAGCCCACAGACGTTCGGTGAAAGAGATCCGATTGCTGAGGAGAGGTTTAAGGTTCTTAGAACAGGTAGTGAAGAAGAGAAAGAAAAGATGCAAGCTATTCGTCGTTTGGAAAAGTGGCTTGTTAACGTATATGTTATCGATGATCCTGCTAATCCGGATAATAACGGTAAAGTAAAAATTCTTCGATACGGTAAGCAGCTTCAAAAAATTATTACTGAAGCTATTGAAGGTGAAGATGCTGAAGAGTTTGGTCCTCGTATCTTTGATCTAGGTAGTGAAGGTGTTAACTTTAAGATCAAGGTAGAGCAGCAAGGAGACTTTCCTACATATGTCTCATCGAGATTTACTACTGCTGGTAAGATTGATATTTCTGATGATAAGCAGAAAGAAATCTACGAAAGTGCATTTGATCTTACTGACGTGTTTACTCAAAAGTCTTACGATGAACTCAAAGATATGCTTAACGAGCATTATTATTGTAAGACTGAAGATGAAGTACCTGCTACTTCAGCTCCAGAACCTGCTCCAACACCAGCTGAGCCTGAGCCAGTAGTAGCAGCTGCTACCAATGATAGTGTTGAAGAGGATATTGATGACCTATTGAAGGATCTTTAATATGGACACCCAAGGAATGACACCAGAAGAGAAAGCTGTAGTAATGCAGTTTATGGGCCAAACATACGGTCAATTACATCAACAAGATCAAAATATTGTTGGGAATGCTGGTAATTTAAAACCAAAATCCCACGAGATGAAACAAGTATTTGAACAAACTGCTCATATGCCTGTTGTGCAAAAAATTCCACAAGCTCCGCCATCACAGCCTCAAGCTGCACCGGTGCAACCCGTACAGCAAATCACACCAGAACAAGCAGCTGTTGAGTTACAACAAGCCCCACCGGTTGTAGAACCAGTAAAACAACTTAATAACGAGCCAGTTCATAATCCAAATCAAATGGAATTAGATCTATCTGAACCCACTGTCACGGATAAGTTACTTGATCTCTTAAAAGAGCAAAATTTGCTATTGAAAGAAATTAGCTTAAAATTAGATAATGGAAAAAAGACAACTAAAGGTCGCAAACAAAGCTGAATTTCTAAAGTTATTAGACGCTATTTCAAAAATAAATGATAGTGGCGTTATTCTTGATTTACAAGAAGATAAAATAACTAGCTTGGTATCGAGTATCGATAGTACTTTAATCCTGTGCTCTGAATATAAAACTAAGCTTGGTTTTAATAGCTCATTAAACGTACCCGATGTTAAGAAGTTGCGCAATGTCTTAGATACTATTGAAGATACAGATGTATCCTTAGATATTAATTCGAATAATCTCGAGTATAAGGGGGATAGTGTTAAATTTAAGTATCATTTATTTGAAGAAGGCTTTATAACTAGACCTAATATTAATTTAGAAAAAATTAATTCATTTAAATTTGATGTGGTTTTTAAACTTAATAAAAATACCTTACAACGACTGTTTAAGGGTAGTACTTTTGCATCAGAAACTAATAAGATATATTTTTATACTGAAAACGGTAATTTAATGGCAGAGCTTACAGATCGAGCTCGACATAATACTGATAACTTTACTCTAAGTTTAGGTAAGGTGGATATAGAGTTAAAGCCTATACCGGTTAATTTAGATAATATTAGATTACTCTCTATTATAAACGAAGAGTTTAATGTTAAAGTAAATACTGAATACGGTGTTGTTGTATTTGATATTGAAGATAAGGATATTAAATTAAAATATATTATATCAGCCCTAACTCAATGATAATGCAACAAAAAAAGAATAAGCTTAAAACTGCAGGTTATTTTATTAAGAGATTAAAAGATAACGACTTCGTAACGTTACGAATATTTGACAAATATAGTGAATCAGATCCACGAAAGTGGACTGTTTTGGTCGACCCGGGAGGAGCTTCTGTTTTTGTTACATGTTTTGAGAATACTCCATTTAAGGGAGAATATCTGTTTAACTTTAATGATGGAAATCAAATATTCAATAATAATTTTAGCTTAAAAACTGATTCTATTGAGGTTGTTGTAAGTAAGTTATTAAAATCGGGAGTGCAGCAAAAGGATAAGAATGATTTTTTGAATAAATAATTATATGAGTGATGATCAACCAGAAAAAGATTCCGAAGATTTTGAGGATCCGGTTGAAAATGATGAGGAATTAAGAGAATTGGTTGAAAAAGCTCTTAAGCAAAGTTTAGTTGAGAAAAAAACATTTAAGAGAAGACAAGATTTAGCGCACAGACTAAGCAACATTATTAGCGAATATTTAGATTGTTATATTTTATTAGGTTATGATTTTCAAGGGCAATATTTAGACATTAAAGCGTCTAAAACACCACAACAACAAGAAGCATTACATTCGTTTTTATTAAAATACTTTGCATCTGAAATGCATCATATAAAAGGTCATGGGTTCGGTCCAGATGAAATATCGTAAAAGAGATATATACGCAGTTGAGACGGGAGACTACGTAGGTAAAATGTTTGCAGTGGTAAAATTAAAAAAAGACACTATTGGCTGTCTTATTTTACCACAAATGGAAAACGTTGATGTTCCGATAGAATCATTTGATAACGGAAGGAACAATGATATAATTAAATTAGTAGAGAAGCTTCCTAAAGACGTGTATTCTGTTATAGAGGCTCAATATAATAAAAATGAAAACTCTAATAATAGACGGGAACAATTTAATACACCGAACATATCATACAGCGAAAATCCAGTCGAAGAAGACGAAGAATCACACGGATTACCAAGTAAGTAACTTCCATATTTACTTTACGCTTAACGCTGTTAGCTCCTACGTGAAGCAGTTTGTTCCTGATACTACAATATTTGTATGGGATGAAAAGCAAGACTATAAACCCAATATACGAAAGAGTATCCTTAAGGAATATAAGGGTAATCGATCTAAAGATTCTTCACCTCATCAAAATAACGAGGTAATTAAGTCCATACTCTACTCAATGGGTATCAATTCTATCTTTCCTCGCGAACTAGAGGCAGATGATATTGTTGCATACATTTGTAGAGAGCACGAAGGTTCAAAAGTAATTATCTCAGTAGATAGAGACTTTCTGCAGTTAGTTAGTTCCGAGTGTACCTTATACGATCCGATACGTAAGAGATTCTTTGAAGATAGTAATTTTGAAGAGCAGACAGGATATAAGGATGTTGAGCAATGGTTTACTGCAAAATGTTTAACAGGTGATAAGTCGGATAATGTACCAGGTATACCTCGCTTTGGTAAAGCTTCAGTTAAAAAATATTTTGAAGATCCTGGATTTATGCTAGATGATTCTCAACGCGAAATATTCAAACGAAACGTAGATATATTTTGTTTAGATAAGTATGAGTCTCTACCTGATGAAGCACAATACTATAAAGATCAATTAGCTGTTAAAGTTGATCCTTCATATAAGGTATTTCTTGAATATTGTGAGGAATATTCCTTTAAGAGAATTCTAGATAAAAAAGAAGATTGGCATAATTTGTTTTTCATGAAAAGCTTATATAATAAGTTAAATGATATCGCTTCCTGAAGATTTTGTTATACTAAAATTCTTTGAGCTAGGTTTTTATCCTAAGTATAACAAATTTAATAACGTCTACCAATGCAGCTGCCCTATCTGCAGAGAAGGTAAGTCGTTAGGTAAAAAAAGACGATGTTATTATATACCTAAAAATGAGAATATATTTTGTCATAACTGTGGATGGTCTGGTAAACCGTTAAGATGGATAAAAGAGGTATCAGGTACTACAGATAAAGATATAATTAAAGAATTAAAAGATCATGTTCCGGACGCTGCAGATATTATTGAAAGAAGTGAAGATACTAAACCAAACTTTAAAGTCGCTACCTTACCTAAGGATAGTATTAATTTGTCTGATGAGCTTCAGCTTAACTTTTATAATAGTAGTAACGTTGTTACAGCTGTTAGACATCTAATTAAAGAGCGGCGATTAGATACAGCGATAAATAAACCTTCATCGTTATATGTATCATTAACTGATATGGTACATAAAAATAGACTCGTTATACCCTTCTTTAACGAGCATGATGAAATTGAGTTCTATCAAACAAGGACGGTTCTAAACAAAGATAATAAAGTTAAACCGAAATACTTAGGAAAGGTAAATGCTGAAAAAACTCTCTTTAATATTGATCGTGTAAGTAATGATCATGACTGCGTTTATATATTTGAAGGACCGATTAATGCTTTTTTTACGAAAAATTCAATTGCTGTAGCAGGTATTACTGAACGTGGTAAATCATTTACACAGCGACAAGAGGAGCAGTTAAATACAACGCTTAAATGGTATGATAAGACGTGGATACTTGATTCACAGTGGGTTGATCAAGCATCCTTAGTAAAGTCTGAAGTACTACTCAAACAAGGGGAGAGAGTGTTTATATGGCCGGAAAAGTTTGGCAAGAGATTTAAAGACTTTAATGATATTGCTATTGCTTGTAAGATAGATGAAATAAAGTGGAGCTTTATAGAAAAAAATACCTTCGACGGAATCGAAGGTATTGTGAGATTATCTGAGATTAAAAAGTACCGTAATCAAACGTATTTAAATTGAGCATTTCCAGTTTGAGCGATATAACCCTTAAAGGACTCATTTAGAGCAGCAAGCTCTGTAGCAACTCTAGCAATTTTACGTTGCTCGGAAGCTTTCATACGGTCAAAGATTGTATCGGGTTCGGCATTAGCTAATAAAGTTTGAATAGAGTCTGGAGAAGAGCCGTTTAAGTACTCTAGAAACTGCTCAATTTCACCAACCCAACCTTCAAGCTTAGTTCTCATAGCCGCGTTGCGCTCACTAACAGCTTGTGCAGCCTTTACATTTGGATCTTCATCAACAGCAACTTCATCAACTTCAACATCTACGTCAAAATCACCAGCTTCAGTATTATCCTCTAACTCCGCTTCAAAAGCTGCTCTCTCCTCTTCAGCTTGCTCGTTAAGAGATTTTAAAAAACGTTTCTCAAATTTGGTCATAAAATTATTTAGTCTCTAGCATAAATAATTACATGGATGGACCAGAATTTCCTTACAGTGTAGGCCCAGAAGATAAGCCTATCAACTTTCATATGAATGCTTCAGATCAAATGGGTATGTATAAGGATAATGAAAAACACCAAAAAGCTCCACCTATTTTACCGTATCACTTACAGCAAATGAATCAGCTCCTAGGAGACACGTTTACAAATTTAGTTGAAGTAAGAAATATGTTAGCCGCGGCAAAATCTAATGAAAATATTGCTGGTGGTGTTATTGATCAAATTAACAATAAAATTGATCAAATTAACGAACTACTACTTGATATTCCGGAGGATATGGCTAAAATAGCTATATGACTATCTTAAGGTCGCTTTTTATTACCATATTAGTATCTCTTGCTATTGGTTTTGGATTACGTAATATATTTGGATTTTGGGAGACTGCAGTTCTCGTATTTGTTTGCCAGTTTTTAATTGCTTTTATTGTTTCATCTCTAAAGATTAACAGAGTAGATAATCTTACTGCAGAGTTTGAAGGAGAATTACAACAACTTCTTGATCTCAATGAAGCGACAATTGTATGCCCATGTAATAATAATACCTTTCAGCAAAATGTATTTATTAATATGGATAATACATTTACTTGTGACAAATGTAATAACACATATAGAATAGATGTTAACTTAGTACCGACACTCCTAACAGAAACTATTGATGTTAATAAGACATTTACTGATTTAGCTAAAGAAATAAAAGAAAGCGATGATATAAAAATAACATCTGACTATAAGCCAGGAACGGAACTATAATATAATTATATTATGAATAAACATGAATTTAAACTGAAAGACGGTACAACGAAGACGATGGACTTTGATGAACTAGTTCGTTGGGCTTGTCTAATTGAAGCGCTTGAAGTAGTAGGTGGTAGAGAAGATATCGATATTGAAAGTAATAACTGGATTAAGCCTCTCGCTTTTCAAAAGTATATTGATGAAAGATTTCATTCAATGAAGCATGATCTCAAGGTAGAAGCTACTTTAGGTAACTTATAAACCTAATTCTTCTTTTACAGTTTGGATATATTCTGCTGATACTTTGTCTTTAAATCTTTTGATTATTTCATTAGTATCTTTTCCAATTTCTTGGAATCCAATCATATAATTACGGAATCTATCTTCTTTAGTTGGGCGATAAGGAACACCAGTGGGTCTACCAAAGCGATGTAACCATCGAAGAAATGGTAAACAAACAGCCTTTCGCCCAGCTAATCTATATTTTTCATGAATATAGCCTTCTTCACCACCAAACCCTCTAAACTTTTTATTAAAGCCTAACCAGCTATCTTTTCTACATGTAAATAAACCTAAACCTTGTGCTGGTATTTCAAATGGTTTATTATTAGGATCTTTACCTCGTTTATCTGTATCCCAAACACCCCACATATCACTGCCCCACTTATCGAGATTAAAGTGGGTGCTTACGTTCTTCATATCATCGTATATTAACGGTCCCTGTAAAAGGTTTTGATGATCTTTACCCGCGTCGTAAAAATCTAAAAGCTTTTTTAAGCTGCCAGGATCTAATAATACATGACAATCTAATACTAATACGTATTCAGTGTTAGCTAAACCAAATATTTTATCTCTTAAAGAGGTTGCTGAAAAACCATCAAACTCAACATATGTTACAGGCTCTTTAAGCCAGTCGACAAACTTACGGATCTCTCTTCCTTGTGCTGATTTAGGATTATTGTTAATGATAACAAATTCTAACCTATCTAATACCTCTTTATGGTGTAATCTTAAGGATTGAATTGTAAAATAGAGACCTTCATAGTCATCGTAAACGCAAGTTCCAATAGTTAGTTTTCCCACACTAATAATTACTAAAACTGCAAGTTATTGCAATCTTCATCCTCCGGACAAATAGTTGTAGTCACCGTTAATACAGGAGGAACTGTCGTTGTCGTAGTAGTTGTCGTTGTCGTAGTAGTCGTAGTTGTAAGCTCGTCCATTATGAACGGTGTTTGTAACGGTAAAATAGGAGCCGGATATATAAATGTCGGTGGTTCCGGTGGTTCTGGCGGTTCCGGTGGTTCCGGTGGTTCGGGAGGCAGAGTAACTACTGGGTCACGAGGGTCCGGAGGACCGCCAAAGTCATTCGGTGTAACAATATGTGGTGGAATAGTCGTACACGGAGGTGGAGGAGTAGTATATACTGGCGGCGTCGTATACGGGGGAGTAGTGTACGGAGGTGTAGTGTATGGGGGTGTCGTATACGGAGGAGTAGTTTTATAAGGTGGTTCAGTTGTAGGATCTTCATATATCCTAAAATCACTACCACTTCCGTCAGTTGGATCAGAAAATATTAATCCAGGTAAATCAATTGTTATATCAATCGGGCTACCGTTTAATGAACCATCTGATTCGTCATCTGGCTCAGGGTAAGGATTATAGCATATACCCTCTTCATTACGCCTCCAGCCATCAGGGCAAACATCCACACATTCTCCGTTAACTCTTTCCTTACCTTCAGGACACGGTGGTGGGGTTACTGGAGGCGTTGTATCATCCGGTGGAGGAGTCGTACCATCATCCGGTGGAGGAGTCGTACCATCATCCGGTGGAGGAGTTGTATAACCACCACCTGGATCAGGTGTAGTGTCTGTACCGTCCCCTGCACCCTTTAAAAGTTCTTCATCAATATCAACTGTGTTAGGTGTATAATCACCACCGTACACACCCATCGTTTCACCTGCTAGTCTAGTTATTGCATTGTTTATAAGCTCCTGTATTGCAAGTGTACCGTAGAAAGGACCACCGCTAGTAGTAAAATGAGTTTCAATTAGAATCGGTGTATTATTTGTATATATAAAAGTAGGGGAACTACTATCGCCTTTTTGTAATGGTTCATTGATGTAATTATCAGACTCTCGATATTCTTCGTCAACTTGATCGTGTGGTGGAAATGTAATATTAACACCATTATTAGATCCCCCTCCATATTTTACAATAAGCGCTTTTCTTTCTTGATCCGTGCGTACAAAATGACCACCTTTTAGAATTTCTGAATATTCAGTCAAACTCTTAGGTTGAGGTAGTGAGTAAATTGTTACATTATCAACCGGTTCATTGAGTAAACCAACAGTTACATCATACTTATCAGAACCTCCGACTTCCCGATCTAGATTTTGCGTTAAAACTATCCTTCTAGTAATTCTATTTCCATTTTTATCTACAAAAACTACTTCACCGCCAAATGGATCATTAGGACCATATAAAACAGGCCAATGTTTTGATATGACGACATGCTGCGGGGTTATTAATGTAGCTGCCTTTCTCCATGGAGGTGGTCTATCATTTTGATTTTGTGGTGACCATGTTTCTGCACCAGCCTCATTAACTCCGGAAAAATCTACTTTTGACAGCCCATTACCAAAGTTAATAGGCATTGCATCTAAAAGAACCTTATTTATATTCTTAGCTGTTTGTGATGGCTCTCGCGCAGCTAGCTGCGACTCTATAGTCTCTGGGTCTTCAAATACTAAATCCGGATTATCGTCTAAAAACTTTTGGATAATACCGAGATCATCGTCTAGAAAACGCATCTGTATAAGCTTAGCATCCGCCGGCAGATTACTATCTCTGATTTCTACGTACTTTGCGTATGTTTCCTCAGCCAGTTCAACTATTTTTGTCCAGGTTAATAACTCTAATTGACTAATTAGCCTTCGTTCACGAGCCTCGAAGCGTTTAGCAGCAATTTCTTCAATTCTAGCCGCTCGATCTATACCTTGTTGTCTTTGAGATTCTAATTCTAGCTCAGCCTGCGATGTTCGATCCTCTTCTTCTTGTCTTTTCGCTTCAGCACGAGCTTCTGCTTCCTTTACTTTATCATCACTAACTTGCTGAATAGCTTGTTGTCGAGCTTGAGCTGCATTAAATAAAAACTGATTTATTAATACTGTTGTTGTACCTAACGAATTAATTTGATCAATATACTCTTGCTTTCTATAATAAGGTATAACATCCTCGCCTAATGAACTTATCGCCCGGTCTTTTATTGCATTAAGTCTTTCGAGCCTTTCTGCTACAACTCGCGCAGCAGCATCTGCTGAAGCCTTATCAGCAGCGCGCTGCGCTGCATCCACCGCCCCTTTAAGTGATTCTATTTTTGCAAGTATGCTAACAAAAGCTGCCGCAAGGTTAAGAGCTGTAATTTTACTAGCATTTGTCCTCTGTGTAATTTGCCAGACAGCTGCTTGACTCCCAACTTGGCCTGTTTTATATGTTTCCTCTGCAAAAACAGCTGCAGCGTCTATAGCTTGTGATGCGCTTACAATATTATTATAAACATCTGTTATCGCAGTATTTGATAATACATTAAAATTATTAGCTGTAGTTAACCATTGGTTAACACTCATCAAAGCCATAGCAACCTTTCCATTTGCTAAGTTCGCTGAGTCTCTGGCTCTTTCAGCCATGTCATTTAGATTTGTAACTCGATCTACAAAACTTTGCGGAAATTCATTAGGCCTTCTTTGATTTTGTGCTCTTAATGACAAGCCAAGTGTTCCGGGTGAGTAACCGCGACCTCCGGAGGCGTTCGTACCTGCTCCAATTGTATTCTCAGCAGCAGTAACTGATTCTTCAGCTAACACAGCTGCCGCTGCTAACGGATCGCGTATTGTATCAACAATATCACTCTTACTAATCGTAACAGTTTCCGTCTCTGGAGCTGATTCGAGGTCTTCAGTAAGGCCACTTAACCCACTGTCACCAGGATAAGTTACCGTTGGGGTAGTTCCTCCCCCTGGTGGAGGTGTAACTTCATCAGGCGGTTGTGTAACACCCGTGTTTTCAACAATAGAAGGACGTGATGGTTCTGATTCCAAAACATCCGTAATAATCTCTACTTCCCTTACAGTTACCCCCTCGCTCTGTGTATTATTAAAAAGGCCAGATATTAAATCTTGACTCTCTTGATTTAATCCTTCACTCTCTCGAGCCGGTGGTGGAGTAACACCAGGTGTCGATGGATCGTAATTAGGGTTAGGTATGTTTAAAGTTTGAGATTTAACATATGGCCTACCATCTACAATTTGCTGAAGAGATACAGTAACATCCATGCTACCGTCTTTAGCAACTTCATCAGCACCTAAAGTTAATCTTGCAGCATTTATAGTTATCTGCGCAGTACCAGCCGATACTGCTGAATCACCATCTTCAAGTTCTGTCTTATTGTTAAAATCTTCAACAAAATATTCTACTTCCCCATCAAACCCTTTACTCAATGAAACGTAATCAACATTAATGACCCCAGTGGTGTTATCAAATGAGCCCTCAACGCCACCAGCGCCGAGTTGCGGATAAGATATAACAGTTACAAAAACGTCTTGTATCTGTACATCTGGATCTCCTAAATGCACAGAAGCCGGCGCCGGGGTTCCAGACGACAACCCCATTGGATCAGGAGTTGTTTGATATTGAGAAAAATCTGGAGCCGGTGTTTCCATTATGCAGTAATATTAGTGACAGTTGTAAATGGATTATTAGGTACAGTACTCAGACTCGGAGTTCGAATAGTTTCAGTAAGTACCTCACTTCCTTCGTATCCTTCAACATGAAAATTTCTTAAAAAGAAATCTTTTGCGCTCAATTGATAAGCTGCGGCAGTTGATGCATAATTTGCTGAAATTGGAGTAGTAAAGGCAAATCCACAATAAATGTTTTCTATATTAGAAAGAGTACTATATCTTGTACCGAGGCTAATTGCCGTTAGTAAGGTGTAAGTTGTTGTATCACTCTCACGTGAATCAATAAATAGCGTTCGTCCAAGATTAACATATCTAAATCTTAAAGTCCTGTATGTGTCTGTAGATATAGTACTAAACGTAGTAGATATAGAAGAAAGATGATTATTAACAATTACGTTATGTAAAAAGTCTCGCGTTATAATTGATTCTCTTAATACTTTATTTGGTTGTACCCCGGGTCGATCATCTCTACCTGTTAACGCGTATTTACCAGTAGAATCAAACGCTACTTTAACTAACATACCACTAAGTACAGCCCCTTCGAGTAAAACTGTAGAATCGCCTTCTGTTTTCAAAGGTTCAGAAGAGGATAAAACACCTGCTTTGGTATACCCTTCCGTCAGCAGTGCATTTGCTGATAATATAAATTCTGGGTCTTGATCACCAATATATTGCCCGGGTAGACAAGATAAAGGTCTAGGTAAATTAGTTAAAAACGTTGAAAAACCTAATTCGTAATTATGAGATTTAGCTGTTGCACCAAAACTAGTACTCGGTAGCTTGTATTGAAAAGACCACGTAATATCATAATTTGAATTAAAAGATTTACCAACTTCGACGAAGGTATAATATCTTGCCTCCGCGGGTAATGATATATCTGTTGGAAATCCTGCTAATGCTGCCATATATATATTTAATTACTCATTCCTTTATAAAAGTACAGGTTAGAGATTTTGTTTTTTTGATTTGTGTTTTAAACACTAACATGTAACCTAACTTTGATAACTCTAAATGTACCGTTTTAAAGTGTTCGAATGGTATATTGACAAGGATACTTTCAAACTCGTTATCATATATAACGTAGTCGGAAAATTCTTCACAGAGTGCATTAGCTCTGCAAACACTTGTATTCATACAAGTATTTATTCATCATCAAAGACTTGAAGAATTTTATCTATCTTTTCAATTAAAATATTCGTATCAGCATGTAGCTGACTTTCACTATATTTAAAGCTAGTGTTATTAGATAAAATTTCTTTTAGAGTTACAAAATCTTCAAAATTAAGACCTTCAACTATAACTTCTTCCATATTGTAGTTATATTCTCTACGCTATAAAGCAACTAGTTCCACTCAAACACAACAACACCAGTTGCAACAGGAGCACTTGCGGGCCCATCAGCATGTGACCCTCCACCCCCGCCATATGCAGGCGAGTGTCCATAAAATCCAGCTCCACCAACATCTTCTTCATCTCCACCATCGTCTGTATCGATAAATCCAACCCCACCTAAAATCTTTAATGTACCTGTCGGTAAATATACACTTTCAGCAATTGTTGGAGACGCAGCGTCTATTAAACCAAACGCGCCACCTGGCGCTGTAACTATTGGATTATTACCATCTGCTTTAGGTTCATATATGTAACTAGTTTGTCCGCTAGTGTTTCCAACCGGAGCTGCTCCAACAACAACGGGGAATTCTTTTCCAGGAGCCGCTGAAAGATACCCGATAGCTGTAGCGCCAGCATTACCCGATGTCTTATCACCGGGAGATCCTGACCCGGTTACATAAAACTTAACATAAGATACACCACCTGGCATTTTAAAGGTATGTTCTATACCTGGTGTGTCAAAAACCTGTATACCTGGCTGTGGTCTTGTTATTTTTACCGTACCACTAAGCGGATTAAAAGACGTATCTGTTACATTTTGTGTAACACCTGATCCAGATGTTATAGTAGCAGAAAGATTTTTACCAATTGTATATGCTGGACTAGTTACACCACCAAAAGCTTTGATAATAAAATTCATACCAACAGCAGAAAGTGTTGTCTTTCGAGCTGATAAACCTGCTCCACGTGCTGGAAATTGACCACCGAGACTATTTGTTGTTGAATCAAAGCCGTGTATAAATGTAGAACTTAAATTTGGAACATTGAAAGTATTATCTGCAAAATTACGCCCATATTGTCCATTAAGAGCAGTAAGAAGCTCAGAATATGTTACAGCATTAACAGCTTGCCCGTTACAGTTCAACCAACCATGCGGTGCACTAGTTAATGGACCGGCATATGTCTGAATAGAACCAACAGGAATTAAAGCTGCTGTGGTTGGTGCAACAGCTGTAAGGACTTCTTTTGGTACTTTCCAAGTAAGTTGAGATCCACCGCCGCTATCTATTGCATCATAAGCTAGGAAATCTTCTTGTTGCGGTGACCCAGCTGGAAAAGTATAATTAACTGCACCTACGCGTAATTTAGATGGTAGTGTAAGATAATCAGTTAAACCAGTGCTATTTTGTGTAATTTTATCGATACTAATTGTAGCACTTAATGCTAGTTTTTCAGAACCATCAATAGTTAATGAGTTGCCTATTGCATTTAAAGAAAAATTACCTGCAGATAATGTTCCAACTGATATTCTATTATTAGCATCAATAGTTATTGTTTTATTATATGCGCTTAAGTAAGTTGCAACAGTTACCCAATCCGCCCCTACGCTTCCTGTACCTTTAGTTAAAACTTTAAAACATCTGTTATCTGTATCATACGCATAATCACCACTAGCCACAGGCGCGAGCGATGTTAAGTCCGCTGCCTCACCTGCCCATTTGTTACCAACTATAACACCACCTACTGTTGTACCATCACCAATATACAACCTTTTTGTATCAGTGGCATACCCTAGTTCTCCAGTTTCTAATGTTATTTGCTGTCGATCATGATTTGTCCCTCTTCTAACAAGAAGTTTTAATAATGTGTTTTCTAAAATTTGTATGGACATATGTTAAAATATTTAGTAGCTATAAACCGGTATTGCAAATCTATCAAATGTTTCATTACTAGCACTATTACGTACATTACCAGATAACGCCATAGTAATAAATCCTGCTGAACTTAAACTAAGCACTTGACCGCCTGAGTTAAGGCCGTTACATACTTGCTGTGCATATTTACCTAAAAATCCTTGACTTACTTGATTTGGCGCGCCATTGAAGATATTTAAAACAGGATCTTCAGCATACTTAATAATAAAGTTAACACCAAATGCGCTAAGAGTATTGTAAGGAGGCTTTTTATCAGGTCCGGAGACAGCACCATCTGTAGCACTCAAGAATAATGTTCTTGTACTCGCAGTAATGGCTCCTTCAGAGCCATATAGCATAACATCGCCACCGGTTAAACTCGGTACTCTAAAGAGAGACATTCCCGTGCCGCCATATACAGTGCCTATTTTATCAAAAAGCTGTCTATACTCTGTATTAGTAGTTGCATCATATGCATGACCATCACATAATAGATAACCTGCAGGAGGGCTGCTAAACGCTTGCGCATGCGGTAAAATAGAACCAATAGGTACACCATCACCAGCTCCAGCGCCTGATAAGCCAGTAGCTGTTACAACATCAAATATAGAGCTTTGTACGTCTGTAACTAAACCTTTTTCTACATTTACATAAGGCAGCTCTTGAAATGCTGAAGTAGATCCATTTAATGATACAACCCCGTTATCATTTATTAAGAGTTCACCGTCTACAGATTGCAATGTTGTTTCGAGTCTATTAGATGCCGTGTTTACGGTTAATCCACCACCCAATCTACCCTCTGTAGTGGATGTTCCATCACCCGGTCCAGCCCATGTAGATATAGGAAATGATAATGATCCGACACTCTTAAGTTCTAATTTATTATTAGCATCAAACTTAAATTGATCCTCATTAACACTAAGAGCTAGCTCTTCACCGTTACCTCCCTTTAAACCGCTTGCTGATGGAAATAAAGCTTTTATTTCTCGTTTTGTTATAGAGTTTTGCTTTGGGGTTAATCGACCTGTAGTGCCGGTTGCACTAGATAATTCTATATAGTCTGTATTAAATGCTACACTTGCTTCTCCAGCCGTAGTGTTTGATGATAATAAACCAGCTCCAAAAAATGTTGTACCTATATTTTGTGAATCTAAACCTTGTTTTTTAACAGAAAGCTTATTATTACTATCAAACTCGATAGATGTATCATTAGGTACACTACCAATATATGCCCACCCTGATAAAGCATTAGTATATGCTTTACCAGTTGAACTAGCCCCAGTTAAAATATACAAGCGACTATCTGCATACCCTATATCACCGACTTGAAGATGAGGAGATTCGCCAGCAGCTGGTCCTAAACTAGCAACTGTTGCAAAAGGACCTACTGCTTTATTACCAGCAACAGTCCCGCCGTAAGTTGCTCCATCACCAACAAATAATCTCTTAGAATCAAGAGTGTAACCAACCTCCCCTTGATCTAATACAATGTCCTGGCGCTGACTATCAGTACCTCTTCTAACTTTTAATTTTACTATAGTAATATTTGCCATGATTTTTTATGCTATTCTTCTCCATACATATGCACCGTATGATGGAGGAATGTTATTATGTTTTTTACCTTCACCTACAGACGTAGATTGTCTAATGCTCTCAGATCCTTCATTAAAATTAACTTGCTGATTATCTCTTGTTACAACACTTGCACGGTTAGCATTATTAGCTAGCTCTCCAGCTTGTGCTGACCCTACATCTACAGCTCCTTTCTCAATACACCAGGCATATGCATTAAAGTCCCACTGCGATCCATTACCTAAAGGCGATTTACTCGCTACAAATCGCGTTTCACCATTCCATAGTCCGATTACTTCTTTATATTGAAACTGTGTATTATTTAGATATCTACTTCTTGTATCCGGGTCATAGTTTGCAGCAGAACCTAATTGAAAGTTAAGATCAAGAGATCTTCTTACAATATCTTGTGGATCATTATTATTTGCTGTTCTGTTTCCAAACTGATTATTCCAATTCCACCCACTCGCTGCTCCTAACGCGTTTCTTGACCGTTGCTGCTCTTGCCATGCTTGTGTTGAATTCGTTACACCTACCCCTGTTGCAACAAAGGGCTGGCCATTAGCAACACTTGTACCGGTAGATACAAATACGTCATTAGAACCAACATTAGTTGTATGTGTATGAGCTGGCATGTTACCAACATTAAGCTCTGTCATATATTCACCTGCTCTGTTACCAGACTCAGGAGGTAAGCCATCTTCACAAAATTTTCTATAATCGGTGTTTTTATCTGTATGACCACCAACACCCACTAAAAACCTTCCTTCTGCAGCTATCTCCCAAGTAGTTCCAGCTATTCTTGTTTGAGGGTTTATATTATCAAGAGTTAATTGGAGACAACCAACAGGGAAAAACGCATCTAACCATTCTGTTGGTTCAGATAAAGGTCCTTTAGGGTATATATAATTATTAATTATAACTCTATCACCGCTTAGTGCCAATCCAGTAGAGTTGCCGGCACCATCAAAAACTTTATTTAAAGTATCCCCTAACTCCGCACCACTTAAATGAAGCAAAGAAGTGTAAAAATCAGATATAAATTGATCTGTTAAACTTTCTGGCATACTACTATTATTTATGTCACAATTTGAAAATACTATCTAATGTTGACATTTCCTTGAGTTTCACCATATACTAAACCACCTATTATATTAACAGTACCAGCCGTAGCTTTTACTGTAAGTCCACCATTTCCAGGTTTTCTTGGATTAGTAGAAGCCCATGACTGGCCTCCAGCTGCTCCCCAGCCACCGCCACCTGCACTAACATATTCAGTCCATCGCGCCGCCCAAAGATCTTGCCCACCTATTCTACGAACTGGTGCAATCTCATATACACCAGGTTGATTAGTACTACCACCACGTACTAAAGCAGATCTATGGTTATAACCATCCCAACCGGTTGGTGATAGATATGAAAATCCATTATAATCTAAAGTTATTGTAGTACCAAACTCTGTATGAGATCCCCTACCTGGTTTATTTACACCAGCTACAATATAAGGAAGTCCAGGTGTACTATTATTAACCTGATCTGCTCTCCAGTGAGGACCTACTGCCCAGCTTCGACCAGCACCAAAACCTCTTGCTTGTCTTAACGTATAACCAGAGTTCCAACCACGGTATGGTTGACTTCTATTATAAGCTGTTACATATGTTTCAATTACTTTATCTCTTGATCTACCTGGCCTAGGTATTACCTGTACATTAACTGATCCGTTATTACGCGGTGCTGTATTACTCCACTCCGGGCCATCAGTTTTTAAGTTACCATCAGCATCTATAGCACCGAAACGTGCTCCAGGAATACCACCTGTCCCGCCACCATAAGCAGTAGCTGTTAGTATACGGCCACCTCCACCACCAGTCCCTTGATCATCGTAGCCTTTTCTTCTTCTTCCATGAGCACCGCTCCCTCCGGCTTGTCCACCTACACCTGGTAATGCAGGCCACAATGGTCCCCAGCCAATTGTTACAATATCACCTCTAGATTTAAATAATTGTAATGAATACTGACTAGTAAACTTATTATACCACCGACCGTTACTGCCAAGTTCACCAGGCGCGCCACCTGCTCCCCCAGCAGCAGTAGTTTTCCATAAATCATTCCTTGCACCTCTTACTGTAGATATATCTACTAGACCGCCATCTCCATCACCGAAATCCCACCCGGGGTATTGAAATATTGTAGACGTACCGCCCCAACCACCACCGGCACCACCACCGCCTCCTGATTCCCCTTCTAGAGAAGCAGAACCACCTCCACCTCCACCACCGATACCACCAGCAGTATTATCGATAGTAATTTCAGAGTTTCCAATAACATGTATAGCATCTCCACCATCTTGCGCGTCAGAATAAAAACTACCGCCGTTACCGCCTCTACCCATAATAAATCCCTTGTTTATTAAGGTTAAACCACCAGGAAAATCATCTATGACCATTGCAGGAACTTTATCATTATTTGGATCATCAGAGTAAATGTAAACGCCATTATCAATAATAATTCGACAAGCAGCTTGCCCGTTCCATCCATTATCTACTGCCCATTGATTTAAATTAAATACGTTATTTTTAGTTGATATTTGATTACGATCAATGATAAACTCAAATGGTAAGTTTTCTCTTGGTCGTTCAGCTGGTGGTATATTATCAACAGAATCAAGAGGTACACGTCTCCAGAAATATACTGGGTAATTAGGTGGTATATTATTATGTCCTATACACTGACCTGTTGTTGTAGATTCAACAACTCTCGAACCTGGAACTAATCCATAATATAAATTTTCACCAAAACGTGCTTGCTCCGGTAATTCGTTTAACTCTATCAACCTATTAACACCCGCTAACGCTTTTTGTGCTTCTTTTACCCCGAGAACACCGATGATAAAATCACGTGCTTTAAGTAAATCTGCATCCGTAAACCTACCTGGATGCACTCTACTCTGTGTACGAGGATCAAATATAGGTCTAGCAATAAAATACTCTGTACCTTGAAATGTCCATCTCACACCAATTGGTCTTGGACTATTGCCAATAAATTTACCTGTTGTATTTAACATACCACCCCAACCAGGACCACCAGCAGATGGTTGCGCCCAGCCTCTCAGTGATTGATTTGAATATTGTGGATCAAAATCTGCATCAGTATATGTTCTACCCTGCTCATGACGAGCTTTAATTAAATAATCACGGTAATTTAATTGATCGTTGTATTCGGTATTATTTTGAAATGCTACAATAGCATCACTATCTAGATAACGCTCATCCTCACCAGTTAATTGTTTCGGGTTAATAGTATCTCCGAAGTAATGTATAAAACCAACATTTGTACCTTCACCTTGTTTACCAGCTGGAACTATCTCTGTCCTAGTATTAGTTGTGTGGGTATGGTTTGGTAGATCTTCTAATAATATAGGGGCTCTATACTCACCAGCTATATCACCCTGTTGAAGATTATTACCATTTCTTTGTCTACTACCGCCCGCTGTAAAAGTAAAAGTATCGTTATTTTTATCTGTATACGTTCCAGCACCAACTGCAAATAGCCCTTCTGATTGTAAAATCCATCTTGTACCCATTATTCTAGATCCTGGGTTTACAAAATCTGTTGTCATTATTATAACATTAATAGGGAAAAAAGCATCTAACCATTCTTTTTGATATGACCATCCTATAGGCTCCACAAAGCTATTAATTATAAATCTGTTGTCAGCTGAACTTAGAGATATACCGGTTACATTTCCCACCCCGTCGTACACTTTTGCTACCCCAGCTGGGTGTTCTCCAGCATCACGTCTATCCCAAGAAGCAATACTACCACCGCTTATATGTAATAAAGATGTGTATTGATCTGATATACGTTGTTGTGAAAGGCTTTCTGGCATTATGTATATTTATTTTAGTAATTAGGAGTACCACTATCAGTACTACCTGGATTTATTTCATCAAATTCTACCCCACCAATAACTATGTCACCAAAAAAGTCTTCTTCCGGACCTTCTAATAGTTCTGATTTATCTATTATACTATTTAAAACTTGTTGCTGTAATTCAAAAAGTTGGTTAATAACCCGTGAAACAACATTATAATCAACTGCTTCATTTTCATGGAATTCAATATCTCTAAAATTAATATCTAATCCTTTGTAAGTTATATAATCTCTTAGTATAGGTATACCGGATGCTACTGTTGCTGCTGGTATGAGGCTGAGACTTAAAAAGATGTTTACTGTGTCTTTAATAATATTTTGTATTTCGCTATTTAATGTGCTTCCTAAACTCGACTCACAGCTCGTAATTTTTTCATATAAATTTTTAAGATCTAATGGTACGAAGTTTTGATACAATAGATTACTTTCTTTAAACAGATATATACGACCGATATTATGTAAAAGGAAAAATAAATCTGTTTCATTTTTAGTTACTATATAGTTTATATAGTTAAAGTAGTTTGATTTAAGTATATTAGAATTAAACTTCTTTTCAATTAAATTAAAACGTTCCCCAGTATTATTAAAGTACATATCAGGTAGATATTGTAAATTTTCTGGATCTGCAAAGCCAGAAACTTCTTGTGGATTTGATATAAATCTTGTTGTTATAAAACCTCTATCATTTATTATAAAAACGTTTGAATCGTTTTGCGAGAAAAATATTTCAATATCATCTTCTTCAACTGCAGTAAATTTATATGTCGGTCTATGTCTAAAAACGTATTTTGGATTTAAACTCGAACTTAAATTAGTTATTTTTTCAGCGTCTAATTGATATAGGTAAAATACACCTTGACCACTAGTATCTTTTTCACTAACTTCTGGCGACACCTGTCCCGGCTCGGTTAAAATTAAAATAGAATCATCTGAGTCTCTTATATCGAAAGAAACTATATCTTCATCTTCTTCAGCTGTAATCGTTGCAATTAATTTATTCGAGTATTTGTTTCTAACAGAAATAGCTATTGTATCAATTCCTTCCTCTTCATTTATTTCACGGTATCTATAACCCAATAAATTGTTTCCTATTTTAACTGTTTTATCGATTACATCTTCACGTAGAGTTATTTTATCTACAAGCTTTAACTTTCCGCAAGGGTTAATAAAACTATTGTCGTATAAGTTAAGATCTACTTCTACTGAGCCAGCTGATAAACTGTATAATATATCTGCTGAATTATCATACGTAAATCTAGTACCACCTTTGAATAAGGTTTCACCAGTATCCTCGTCAGGTGTAATAGGTACTAAGTTACTGTTTTTAACAAAGCTACCTGAGAAAGTGTGTGAAGTCGTCGGCGTTGTCGTAAAATAAAAATATGTCTCATCATTATAAACAAATAAAGTACTATCGATAGTGTTATCTAGTACATTAACACCTTGTACCTTATCGATAAAACTAAATGGATCGATTTGAATAGGAAATTGATTATCTTTAGCTAGTTTTGTATCATCATTACGCGTATCATTTTTACCACTCGATAATCCTAAAAAGTACGCATTTCCATTTTTTGCAGAGTTTTTGAAGTTAAGCAAATCATTACGCGATGTTATATTTAATGCATATAGATTAAGGTTATTTTGATTTAGAAGACCTAAATTTGTATCAATAAAAGATTGATCAATAACACTTCTTGGAGATATAGTAGGTCTTGTTAGTATGTTAGACTCTACTGTTGGTGTTGTTGTTCTATCGAACTCTAACTTATGTAAAATACTATTTGCAAAAAAAGTATCAGTAGATTGTAAGATTCGTGAAGATTCAGTAAGAGACTTTCCGGTATAAGCTACACCATCTCTTACGTTAACAAATCCCGTATACGGCGCGCCACTTAAAGTAAAACTACCAGCAGCAGCATATTTAAAGTATTCAATCATTTTTTGTAGTCTATAAATTTAATATCGTTAATGTTCGTCGTTTTTGGAATAGAGTTTTTAATATTTGTCAAAACAATATTTTTAACTTCATCACGAATATTACTATCTGTTATATTTAAATTTTTAATATTAATATCCACCTCATTACTCTTATGTTTGAGGTTTGTGTTTATTGAGTTTACAAGTTGTATATTATCTGTTAAATTTCTCTGACCGCATGGTAGAGATATAGTTATGTCTTGTATATTATTAAGATTGGAACTAAACAAGAAAGCTATTCGTTCATTCTCATTAAGAGGTTCGAGAGAAAGATATAAATTATCAATAGCTATTCTATCCTCTGGATCACTAGCAGCATTACGTAATATTTCAATACTTTGCTGTACATTATCTTCATCTGTATAATATATAAAGATGTCGCCAAAAAGAAGTCGCTTAGTGTACATTTGAAAAGCGTTAATTTCAAATGTATACAACTCAATTGAATTTAGATATAATTTAAACTCACCTAATACAGCATCAAAGGATAAGAAAACATTATTTTGTTCAAATAAATCAATACTAAATTCATACTCATACGTTGTTTGGGCTATTCTAGCTGATAAACTTAAACCTTCAGTACTATTATCAAATAACTTATAGCTAAACTTACAAGTTTTTCCATTTTTCTTAAAACAAATACCACCGTCAATCGCATTATACTCTGACTCTATATAAAAATCATTTGTATCATTTTGTATTGTAAATCCTAATCCAAAGCCACCATTTTCATTTATAGTAGAAAAATAATTATTAATCTTTCTATCCACAACCGAAGTTTCGCAGAAATTTGTCGGAGATTTTCTAGTAAAATTTTGTTTTGCAATTCTTACATATTTGTATCTTTTTGACGGTTCAAAAACTAAATCACTCTTTTTATCAAAATAATATTTTTCAGTTACTGATGTTTTGAGACTTGAATTAGTCATAATTAAATTTTCAACAGCTTGATCATAAGTTATATTAAATGAACCAACACCACCCAGGGCCTCTTCTTTTGAAACGAGATCTGGGTAAAAATACCTATCAACCCACGTTCCGCGTTTACCTATACCACCGGATAACCATGTGCAAAGGTAGGTGACATTTTCACCTTTAACAGAATTATCATCTAAACTATATACTCTATCTGATAAATCTGGTGCAGTAAACGAAAAAGAACCGCAATCTGCAAACTTAGTATCATTAATGTTTATTTTATCAAAAGGCTGCAGGGACGATGGAGTTGTAAAATGTGTTGTACCTGATCTGATAATTATATCATAGTTATTATAAACATAGTTTAAGGCTAATGTTTCATTTTCCTCACTATCTATATCTGCAAAAATACTAGTGTAGTTTCTTAAATTTTGCGCAAATGTGGTTGTCTCAGAAGTTGATAAAAGGTTATTTGATGATGTAAACGAGTCTTGTGTATTTACTATATTTTTTAGCGTTAAAAAATTAAAAATTTGTTTATCATTATTACTCGAACTGTAGAGTAAGTAGTTAGAAGGTAAATTAAAATCACTTGTTGTATTTTTAATCTTTCCAGAATTATCGTATGTTATGTATGATGTATTATACGGCGACGGTATAGTTAAATTTAGCTCTTGATCGAGTCTTATACTAAAAGCAGTAACAGCAAACTCATTATATTGATTTATGGGATTGAGTCTCGTAGCAACAACCTTATCCCCGTTACTAGTTAATGCATACACAGTTTTTGTCCCAGATTTAATTTTTGTAGAATATAAATTAATGTAACTTATTGATGTATACTTACATAAATTATAATTTAAATTAAACCCAGATAGTGGTAATTGACTTTCTGAAACAAATAACACTTCACGTGTATCTGTAAACTCACTATCGTTGTCATTTTCTACAACAAGAAAGTATCGAATATTATTTACCCTAGTTGCAACTCTACAATTAAAATCATCTATTAATTCAATTTCAAAAACACTACCCTCACTAGGATTAATCGTTGCCGTTCCGTAGTTTTCTGCTGCGTAAATATTATTTTCTATTTTAAACGTACTTAAAGAAGCTTGCTTAAAGGAACAAAATGCATTAGCACTGAATCCAAAATTTAATGTTGAAGTGTATCTTTTTGGTTTTACTTTTGGCGCATTATATGTTGTAACGCTATCTAATAAAACGTTATTAGTAAGGTAAAAGTTAGTGTAGTTTAAATTTTTAAAGCTTTGTGAGCTAGAGAGGGCCTGTATAAAATTTATCTTAAAGCCTCCATTAAATGTCCGTGGGAATTGATCTAATTCAATATTCATCGGACAAAAGCTAGCCTCTGCTGAGCTAAGTGCACTTAGACTAGATTTTACTAAAGATCCCATTAACAATATTTATGCTGTGTCTTCTTTATAAGATTCGTTATCCAATTGAACGATATAATTATCTTTTTTAGTAAGAAATGTAAATCTAGAGCTATTATAGCTTTTGTTTAAGAGATCCAGCCCTACTAAGTCAATATCTTCAACAGTTTGATAATAACCGCCCGTTCGTATATTTATAGGTGCGCTTAATTGCGTTGTTTCACCTGTAACATACCCCACATTAATTTTTAATACTACAGACTTGTTAAGCGCGTAATTAGACGGCTCGTATATATGATTATATAGATCTGATAGATATTTTGGTGCAATACCTCTATTTACTTCAGGATATATTGAATCCTTTAAATAGTCGCGAAAAATAGTAACATCAGGCTCTAGTACAGGTGTACCGTCGCCCCAATCAATTGCTAGATAGTTTGGAAATGTACCGGTAAATATATCTACCAAATTTATATTAAAGTTAGTAACATCAAAAAGATCGATAGTATCGTAAAGTATAGAGCCACCAACTTCTGTTGTAGATATAGAGAAAGTAAATGTATTCATAGTATTAAAGCTGCTCCGGATAAGGGTGAGGGTGTAACGTTAGTTGTTGTTAAGGTAGGTACAATAGATGATAGTACAAAATTGATATTATTTAAATTGCGTATATTTTTTGCTGATTGTGTAAAGTTAAAAGTAAATCTACTATTATTACAAACATATGCCTCTGTATTTAAAAACTTAACGTCATCAACATACTCAAAGAGATAATTTAATAAGACCGGTCCTTTATTTTGATCCTTTAAAACTACAGCAAGATTAAATTGATTATTATCACTGCTATACGTCAGTTGAGGGCGGCTACACTCAATGTATACTGAATCATCAGCCGTTAATGCAAAGTACGCTGCTGATGAAAGGACAGGGTTACCGGTTGTTGGATATATTTGTTCACTCTTATCGTTTGCGTAATTATATTTGTAGATCTCTGGGTAAAAATTATCACCTTTATAACCTACTTGTTGCCTCGCCATCCGACAGTAGAAAACATCATCCTGTACCTTTAGCCTATTACTAGCCTTATCAAAGAAATTTGTATTTATTGTTAATGAATTTGTAAAAGTATTTGGCGTTTTAAATGTTTCATTATCGTAATTAGTTCTCTCAATAACTACGTAACTACTAGTTTCGATAAATAATGTACTATAGAAGATATCGAAATTAACAACAGCCGTGGATAATTCATTACAAACAGCTTTGTTATACTTTGTAGAGATATAAGGTAACCACTCTGTAAGCTCCTTTACTGCTGGTTTATTTGGCGCTTGATTTACATTTTTAATGTATATCTTACCTAAGTGCTCCCTTTTATCAAAAAATCTTGATGTCGCAGACGTAACGTCAGCTATAGACGTTTTCGCGAAAACGTCTGTTTCATAATCAAATTTTTCTCTATTTTGCGAATAGTTAAATATAATTTTATCTGTAAATAAACCACCGTCGTAATTTTTAACATCATTCCCAGAGTTGCCAGATCCGCCTGATAGTCGAACATTATAACTAAAATTACCTACAAGGCTTTTAGTAAATGCATCAGTTGGATCGCATAATGCTGTAAAGATAGTTTTACCAGGGAAGGAGGTAGGGTAAGGAGGATTTGTATTGAACAAACCAATACCTGCTTCTGTTAATTCAGAAAAATAAAATTGATCTGTACTAGCAGCGTAGGAGCTTAAATCAGAGATATTTGAAACGCCTATATCTGTTGCACTTGTTGGGTCTACGAGAGCTTCTGTATCTGAAAAAGCAAAATATGCGCCTTCTTTTACATCAGCATCAATAGTAAATCCTGCAGGTCTTTTATAGTCGACTTCTAAGTAATTAGATGGCTCTTTTAACCCTTGATAGGGATTAAAATATCTGTAAAATATATTGTAAGCAGAAGTTGGAAAACTAGTCCAACTACCCGGTGTATCGGGTATTAAGCCAGGTGTAGATCGGCCAGTAAACCCATTTGTAAAGGTAGAAAGACCAGATCTTATAGTCTCAGCAAATGTAGCAGAATCTGATATTTTATATGAAAATTTATAACCTTCACCGTATAGGTCATCGAAAAATTGATAACCGTTCATTAACAAGCTCTTAACTTGCTTACGCGTTTCAACTGTTACATTATTTCGATAGTAATTTGAATCTTTTACCAACCCAAATATATTACCGAATAGATCTTTCTTACTATCAAAAATATAGCCTTCATCAAACAGATAAGATAGATCAGTATTTAAATTTCTATCCTGACCCATTTCAGAATTATAACCTATAAAAGCAGTACTATCTCTATCTGTGTTAGGTTGATTAACTGCAATACCCTTACTGGCATTATTAATGGCACGTGACGTATCGATAATAAATGTAAGAACATTTTCTGTATTTGTAAATAAATTAGGATCTGGAAAAATATATAATTGATTTGGTGGATATTTTTTTCTCGTGAAAAACTGTAATCGTTTACCTTCAATAACTACAATTGCAGAATTTTGTGGTCTAAAAAATCCTAGATCTCGCTCGCTAACTATATCATTAGAAAAAATTGATGCTGTAGATGGAAAATCTTGATTTAAGAAATTAGCATATGGCTTTTGTGCTTTAAACAACATTTTTATATTGTTGTTTTCGTCAAGTTCAGGGTTACCCTCCCCATCTGTTGCAATATAATAGAAGTCAGCTCCCATGAACTTTTCTGTAAGCTTCCTTTTATTGCTAAATAAAGAATCTTCTTTTACATTAAAATTTAAAGTTTGTTGAGCTTCTTTAAGCTCAATTAGATCACTAGCAACATTAGCAAAGACCTGTTGTATAAGCGACTCATCATTTAATAAAAATATATTATCTCGTGGTAACTGCGAAGGATCATACCCTTGAAAAGTTTCACCGTAAGATGATGCATCAGGAGTTTTATTAAAGTACTGTGCGAAGTTATCAAAGTACTCTGTCATCGATATTGATAAATGTTCTTTAATTTTATCTATATCATAATCCTTAGCAGATGTACTACGGTTTTCTAGAAATTCTAAAATAAGATCTATAGCAGCTTGCTCTGCACCTAATGTACTACCTTTTACTTTTGCTTTTGTAGTTGCATAATGTAGTTTTTGTCTTTTACTTTTGTAGTACGATATAATACTTCGTATCTTCTTACTGTAAAAAGACATTGCTACTTCTAAATCATGAGGATCAGAAAAATCTAATTGTGTGAGAAATCTTTGCTCTGCGTTAGTAGAAAAATTTAAAGTAATATCTTTTAAAAAGTCACGATAACGTTCAATTATTATACCTTTATTATCACTATCTTGACCTTCAATTATAACGTTCCACCTACTAATGTATGTATTATAAAAACTGGTTAATGTATCCGGATCGTATTGCTCAGTTACAGTTTCTATAAACTGAACAAAAGAAAATGGAGTAAATCTATCTAATGCATCATCACGATTAACATTAGGATTAGTTATAGATAAATCTACTTCAGGGTAGCCTGTAACAATAGTATCCATTAAACATATTTATCTCTAGAACAGAGATAGACTACTAAATAAGGAGTTTCGAATCATAACATCAAATACATTGTTATCACCCTCTAGTGCACTAAGTGGTGTATTGTAATCGAGTGTTGTTAAGCCATTTTTATAATCAATCAACCCTCCTTCTATAGTATTATCAAACCCAGCAGATAGACTGTAAAATTTATAAAATTTATCTACTTCTGTTGTATCATACGACGCTGGTAATACTAAAGGCCACCCCCAATACGAGCCACTACTCGTTATAGCAGATCCTGTAGGTACGGTCGTACTAAGATCACTCAACATATACGTATTAGTATTACGTGAACGTGAATATGCCGCACCAAACTCACCAGACCCACCACTAAGCGCACATAACGGTTGATACGTATTTAACCTTGTATACGTTTCACTAAATTTTTCATAAGCGACTATATCAGTCCCGGCAGAAACTTCATACGTTAATGTATCTAACAACCCATTTAAATTTTTACCATATGTGACTTTTGTTGTATGCCCTTGAGGGTCATAATTTTCATCAAATTTATTTTGCGTACCTCTAAATTTATTATAATTAACACTCAAAACGCTCATCAACCTATCTACCATTTCTGGTTGTTGTGCTAAAGCTCTATCAAAAACCAAACCATCATCATCTGTTAAACTAGCTAAATTAATGAGAGAGTTTATATCGCAATAATCTATGTCATTAGTATTTGATGTAAAATTTTGAATCTTAGACCATAGCTTTTTACCCAAAACAGTATAATCACTACTTACACTACCAAAGATAGTTCCTATAAAATCAGTAAATAATATATCTTTATCTAATAAAATTTCTTGGAATCTCAAATCTTTTATTGTTTGTTCAAAATCAAAATTTTCATTTTGTTTGTACGCTTCATAATAATTTTTAGGGTAACAAGTAAATGGAGCAAAACCAGTTACAGTATTTTTTAATGTTGGGCTTGTGGCAGTGTCTTCATATAGGCATTTTGCGCTTAAAGTTAAGACTGATGGTTTGCCAGAAAGCGTCGCTAGAGTTTTGTCATTAAATGTTAATAATCCCCTATACCAAAATCTTGTATCAAAAGCAGATAAAGGCGCAGCACTTAAACTCTGTATATCGTAATGAGTTGTAGACACAACAACACCACTGACACCAGGTATAACTTCTGGCGATGTCCCGGATAATAATTCAAATGTAGGTGTTGTGTTACTTGACAAAGACTTCATTGTAAAGTAGCCTGTGTTCTTTGGTGATAAAATAAATGGGATACCTAATCCTTTAAATTGAATCGGTGAAACTTCAAAAGTTTCAACACTATCACCTTCACCGGGTATACCATTTGACGTAATTGCTATACTACTAATAGTTTGCGAAGAAACTGTTCCGACTAAAGAGGAGAGAGTAATAGTAAAGTTATTTGAATAATCGTTATTTTTAAATCCTGATGTAGTATCTGAAAAAATATTATCTCTATCTTTAAAGAGAGATATGTTAACAGGCCTATAGGGTTGTTTTTGTCTGTCAGTTTTAAAATAAAATATATCTTTACCAGAACTACCAGCGTGAAAGCTTGAAATATGTGAACTAGTAGTGTTAACTATAGAGAAGGCTGTCGGACCTTTACCTGATGTGTGATTGTTTCCGCTTAAACGTACATATATGTTTGTAGATGATAAAGACATTTTCTTTATCTCTTCATATTCAAATCCCGATAACGTGTCAATGTAGTTTTTCTTATAAAATGAGTGAAATGCTCTAAGATTATTAAATTTATTTGGCTTTATATTAAAAAAGTTAGGTACATCGCATCCTGATACAGAAAAGTAGATATCTTGAAAATCTTGATAAAAGGGTGTTTGAGAATTAATTGTTACCGGGTTTGAAAATTCACCTGCTGATAATTCTAATATATTTGATTTAGTCGGTCCCGCTGTTACAGAAAAGGTATTAGTAATGTAATCGTGTATTGTTATATTAGTACTGTATGACGCTAGTATACTATTATTATCACAGTCGCGTAAAACCATTCGAACGTTGTATACACCTGGATATTGATATGCATGGGTACTTGTTAATGTGTTACCGTAGGTACCATCACCAAAGTCAAAGGTTGCTTTAAGAGTGTTATATTGTGTAGTTACAGCTTCACCACCTAAAGAGCTAGGTATACGCGCTTTAAATGTAAGAGGGGTAAAGGGTAAATTGTATGAAGATAATTTAGCTTCACGCTTAAAATCTTCTACATCAAAGGTTGCATAATTAACTTGTATATTACTCATCTGTTATAACAATGCGATCAGCTACAGATAGTGGCGAATATAAATATGGAAACTTAAAAAACGGTAACGTCTTATCTTGATTCACTAATTCTATATCACTTTCTGGGTACTGTGGATTGAATGATAAAAATGATACACCACCGGTAAATATTTCACCCGTTGTTTCATTTCTAGTTTCGATACGTTTTATTCCCTCTAAAGAAAGAATGTCATTAGCAAGATTTATTAATTTTAAATTACCACCTAACACATTATCATCAGGATTAAAAAACTTTTTAATTAAACTACCAATTCTTGTCTTTAGAGTTGTTTTATTTATTTTATTATTAGTTTCTCTTACAGCATATAGTTTTGTTTGGTCGAGTATATCTAATGTTAAATCTGCTGCGTCTCCTATACCTAGTCCAAAAGCCATGTATATAGGATCTCGTGGTACGACAGTATTTGATAACATTTTTCTATCTTGTGTTTGAGTAACAATATAATTTTTAAACGAATTACTCAAAAAAGGTGGATAAGATTTATCTTCTGCTATTTTAAATTTAGGTACAACAAAAACATTTATATTATTAAAGTCACAAGAATCAGCAAAGTTAACTTGATTAATTATTACTCTGTTAACCTTATTTGGATCAACGCATATATCATAAAAATATTGTATATACTCATTAATATAGCTATCATTACTAACCACTTTTGTACTAGCGATAACGTTGGCTAGGTTTTTTTGTAAAAATGATTGATAGTCTCCTTCTGTAACTAATCTTAATTGTGAAGAAAACATTTTTGGAGCATTTTGTCTGATTTGCTCTACTGTTTCTTCTGTAGAAAGTGCAGAAGAATTAAGTGGGTTATTAAATGTAATTTTCGGACTATTAGTAATATTTAAAAAGGTAGTTTCAGTTTTATTTGGGTATAAGTCTTGAAATAGTTCACGCTGCCTAGTAGAGTCGTAAACAAACAGTTTATTACCGTTGATAATATTCTTACTAATAACACCAGCAGTATTATCAGATAGTATATAGTTTACTGATACTATATCTCCTCCATCGAGCTTCTTACCGAACACGCCGCTACCAAACTTTATTTCATAGTGTCCATATTCATTTAATCTCAACTCACAAACCCTATCAACAGATTTTGTGAGATATAAACTCTCCACAATCTCATACTCATAATATGTGTTATTACTTAATTCTTTAACATATACGCTTAATGTACCGTCAGCAATAAATTTATCACTATTACTATCAACAATGTTATCAACTACAACAGGTAGAATTTCAAACTCTTCACCTTGAGCAGTGTAGTCAGGGTATTCTTTTATTGTACCTTGGTATAATATAGTTTCATCATTTACACTCTGTAGCGTCTCTACCCCGTTAGTTGATTTATTGAAAGATATATCTTTGTTAAAATTATACTGCACCCCATCAGCTAAAAAGTAAGAATATTTACGAATAGTATAGTTACCAATTGGTAAAGAAGCCGCAGCCACAGCATTTATTGGAACAATTGAAGTTTGCTTTCCAGCTGGCTTATAACCTATCAGCTTAACAATTTTATTCATGTTTTCATACAAAGTAGCTTGATCGAAATTGACTTCTGCTGCTGTGTTGTTTAAGTAAAATAAGAGAACATGATATGAATAAGCGATTATATCAATAACCGCTGCCAGGTTACTACCTTCATAGTTTTGATCTGTAAATTTTTGATTTTCATCTAATCGATTAATAATGTAGTCTTTTAAACTTACAGCATCAAACGCAACATACGCGTCCTGCGGAAGATTAAAATCTAAAAACTTGTTTGATGTCTCGTTTGTGTTAGTTGGCATGGTTATAATACGTAATATCCGTTACTATTTAATAATGATTTGAGAGTTATCCCATAAGCATCTAATGAGGGAATGTTTATTTGCATTTCAATATAATATTCTTGTGCGTCTGTAATAGCATCTACATTAACATTTTCAAGTTGTATACGTGGCTCTTGTGAAGGTAGTAAGGTATCAATATCATATTTAATTTTATAAGCAGTAGAGCTATTAACCGGGTCAAATAGGTATCTTCTTAAATCTAAACCAAATTCTGGATTTAGGATTTTTTGACCCGGCGAAGTTAAAAATATATTAATAAGACTATTTTTAATAGCTTGTAAATCATATGATCCTTGAACATCTTTTAAAATTACATCTTTCTTAAGCTGTTTATTATAGTATACTTCAGGCACGAGGTCTAAAAAGAGATCTTTGTAAAGATAGCCTCCCTCTAAGGCTGCTTCCCCACCTTTGTCTATTGTTACGTCCTTTATCTTAATTAAAGCCATTTATAATATTTAATACCTCAGTGGTAAATCGAGATTAAGGAACTATAATATAATTATAATATGCGTGTTAAAGGAAAGACCGAAGTAGATGTAGAAATAACTGTGTCAGAACTAGTATCTGCTCTTAAAGAAGAAATTTATGCAGCCTTAAATCTTCCTAAACCGAGAGAAGGGCGGGTGTATATTAAAGACGGTCGATTTGTTCATGAAAAGTCTGTATATACAACACACTCTTTCGAAATTGAAGAAGATCTAGGTCTTGCTATAGAAGACGATACTGATGTGTTTACAGCGTTTCATACTATAGCAGAATTTCTTAGAGATTAAGTTCCGTAATACCGTGTGATTATTTGCAGGTCTGCATAAATAATATTATGGCAGATAAAAAGTTTGTTAACTTGCATGAATCTTATATGAGAAGATACGAGCGTGGTGGTTTCCTCGTTGGTGATGTTTTTGAGTTTAATGATGACTATGAATCAACTGATTGTTATAAAGAACTTCCAAAAGCTACAAAAGATCTTTTAACTAAAATGAAAGATTCCGGTCTTCATATTAGAGTTACCGGTATTAAAGATACAGCACCTACTCGTTACCCTGCTAGTTCGCAACAGTCTTCCTTAGATGTAAATTTAAATCTCGCTCTAGATGAGGGCGGCGGGAGATACTCACATTATGTTACTGTGCCCGGTTTGCTGGGACACGCTGTGCAATACGCTCCAAACCTTCTACCTATTCCGGATGCTTTAAAGAGAAAAAGCGATGTTAATATTAAGCCTGAAGAAGCAGAAGAGACGACAGCCCCACAGGCCCCGGAGAACCCAGTAAGAGCATTACCAAAACAGAATACAGTAATTCCAAGTGACCCAGCTACACCTTCCCCGGCTGCTACATCGTATACGAATCAGTATCTTGCTGACTTAAAAAAAGCTTAAACCCTTTCTAGGTTAACTAAACAAGCAAAGGCGTTAATCTCTTTATCTACTACAAACGCACTTTTATAGAGATGATCTGCAATAATAGCAATCATCTCTTTCTTTTTGATATCATCAATATTAGCAGAGTAGATAAAATTTAGATAGTTACTTAATAAAGTATCATAATCACCTTGAAATCTGTCTTCGTTTTCAATTAGATATCTTCTTGCTTCTAAACATTGCTTAGAAGCTATTTTTTTGAAAACGGCTTCGAGCAGCTCGTTATCACTAACAACGCTAGTAATACACAACTCTGAATCAATGACGTTCTTCTGTAGCTCGTTGATCGTTTTCCGTAAATCGGGGAAGTGACGCTTGACAAGTTGGACAAACTTCTTCTTTTGCTCTTCCGGTACTTTAACATTTTCATCTTTAAGAATATTATAACATCTTTTAACTGCTAATTCAACAACAGGTTTAATAGTCAGTGATTGACATCTTGATTGTAGAGCTGGTATAATTTTATGTTTGTAATTTGCAGTAAGGATAAACCGACAGTACTTAGCATACGTCTCCATAGTATTACGCAAAGCAGCTTGCGCCTGTGAAGTGAGACCATCAGCCTCATCTAGAATAACGACCTTAACTCCACCATCAAAAGACTTAGTTTGTGCAAAATTAGTGATATTATGTCGAATAGTATCAATACCAGACTCATCAGAAGCATTAATATAAAGGTAATTACATCCGAGAATATCGTTAACAATAACTCTAGCAAGGGTGGTCTTACCAGTACCAGGATTACCAACAAAAAGAAGATTAGGTATTTCATTCGTATATTCTTCGACAACGCGTAATGTCTCATTATCTAAAATAACATCACTCAGCGTTTGCGGTCGATATTTTTCAACCCAAATTTTATCAAAATCAATCATAATTACTTACCAGATGAACCAAAGCCTTTTTCACCTCGAAGAGACTGTTCAATCTCACCTTCAATAACTTCAACATCATGATTATTATAAACTACAAACTGCGCAATTCTATCACCAGCTTTGATTTCATAATCTTTATCAGTTAAGTTATACAGCTTGATTCCAGCGCTACCTCTGTAACCACTATCAATAATACCTGGATGAGGTAAAATACCATGCTTAAATCCTAAACCTGATCTACCTTCTATTCTCACCCAATAGCCTGGTTGAATATAAGCAAACTTTAGCCCCACGTCAATAACCGCGGACCCTTTTGCAGGAATAGTCTTATCCTCTACACACGTAACATCCAGTCCCGTGTCGTCCTTATGGTTTTTAGAAGGTAGAACTGCATTCTCAGTAATCTTCTTAAATTTCAATATCATATACTTATGATAAGATATATTGTAAAAAATTCAAGTATAGATTAAATATACGTGTAATGGCTGAAGAAGAGCTAGATGAAGCAGTTAACGATATTATTGCTCAAATAAAAGGTAATAACAATACTGTACGTGAAAAAAAGCAAGATGTAACTATCGATAAAGATAATCTTGAAGAGTTTATTATGAAGTCTTCCGGTAAACTGGTTGCTAAATCACTTGAAATTGTTGATAACGTTAATGATTACATTTCATCGGCTCCAGAAAATAGAGATGTTGCTGCATTAGCAGAAGTTATAAAAGCAACAGCCGGTTCAATTGATACACTTCAAAAACTTCATAGTTCAAATGAGAGAAATGAAACACAAAAAGAAGTAAAACGTATGGATGTCGAATCGAAGGAGAGATTAAACATTGCTGATAATCAAACTAAAATGCTATTATCTAGAGACGATATAATGAAAGCTTTAGTTGAAAAGGATGATGACGTTATTGATGTTTAAAACTTAAGGTTATCGCAATTATCCTCGCTCGCACAAATATCTTTTTCTTTAGTTTGAGTTAGATAGTCTTCAAACTCTTTCATTGTTGGGAATGGCATCCATACTGTCTCACCTGTACTTGTCGGGTGAGAGTGCGAACCAGACAGAGCACCGTTAGTTAATTCAAGCGTCTTATTTGAAGCACTTTGTGGACTTGTAAAAGTTGTAACGTTTAACACGCCTGGAAAAGTACCAAGTCTATTGATAGCTGTTTGCTCAGGTGTAAATTGAGTTCCTCCTATGTTTGGATTTTCGCGAGGTCTACCACCACCACTTCTAGCAGCACCTTGACCAGCTACAGTATATAAATCAAAAGAACCACTACTGGTGGAGAGTGTAAGTCCGAAGTTTGGTACCGATGGTCCGCAGCAACAGCTGCAACATACTTCAACACACTCTTCATCAATATATTCATTTCCTTGCTCATCAAAAACCTTCTTTAAAATTAAAAATGACTTACATACTTGCCCGTTCTCTGTTTTTGAGATATTTTGCTCAGGGTCAAAAAAGTTTATATTTCTCTTATATTCGAATAATCTAAATGCATCTAACCCCAGGTAGTCCTCAATTATTCCAATAATAGTGTTAGCAATACTGCGTAAGATATTACTAAAATTGATATCCTTTAACATAAGGTTACCTACAGCAATTGTTGATGCCGTATACCTACCTAGATATTCTGTGTTAACGCGTTCAGCAGGGCGTTTATCGATATACGGGAGCGTGTTATCACTATAAACAGCACTCTCTGTATTGTATTGAATAACTTGCGCGCAAGTTCTTTGACAGTTACTAAGATTTCTGCGAATAAATGCTGGAGTCTTTTTAACTAGATTTAATGATATGTCGTTTGATTCGCCATAATAAATTGCTGTACCGGCATTTTGCTGAGCTGTATTCGCAAGACACCCTAATATATCGGGCGATGGAAAAAAGCAGTTCTGTACTCTTCCTCTACCTCTATAAGGATTTTGCGCATATATAGCTACTTGGTTAGTAAACGGACCATTATATAGTTGTCTTATATAATATAGAGCAGCTTGTTCATCTATTTCAGGGTTACCCTTTATGAGGTCGTCAACAAAAACCTGTAGTTGGTTAAATCCTAGCTGATATACCTTTTTAAACGACTCACAAAGCTCTTTGTCTTTATTTGTAAATGTATAACCTAATATTGGACCTTTACTTTGATCCTTACAATCTGTCTCTATAACAGATACAAACTGATCTTTAGTTAATTCTAAAGCTCTTAACGTTTCTACACTTTTATTACATATCGCCATTTAACTTACATCTTTAACTTTCATTCCAGGTCCCGTACATGTCTTGATACACGACATTACGTTATAGTACTTATCCTTATTGAATAGATGTCTCACTTTAGTAACAAACCATCTACCTAATAACTTTTTATCTACAATCTCTTCTTCTTTATTTCTTTTAAATACATCTATAAACTTACCAGGCTTTCTCGCCGTATCACCAATATTATCGATAGCTAGTTGAAGATTAAAAAATGTTAAGTTAGATACCATTTGAGCTTTAGCAATATGCTTAACATGCTCTTTCTTGTATGGTAGAATAAAGGGTTTAAATATCTCACTTTTTGACTGGTTTAAAGGTAAGAAGGGCTCAGGCTTACCACCGACATATTTAAAAACATCAACAAATGATTTTGTCCATGCTTCCTTCACGTCTTTAATTGTCATTAGCTTTTTAACTTCTATCCCTAACTCTCTATCAGTTGTAGCAATAGAATAATTAGTAAAAAATTCATTACTGTATGTTACCATAGGTGTAGTAAAGTTTGTACTCTTTAACGCGTTAGTGTATTCATTAGTAGGAATCTTTTCGTCAATTGGGTTATCTGGTGAATCACCAATATTTTGCATATTAGTTAAGTCACCTACACCAAAAGTCTCCTGCGTTAATTTAGAGTTTTCACCAAATATTTTACTAATAGGTCGTAATTGATATTTTTTCTTTACTCTATCAAATGTAAGAAAGCCCTGACATGATAGATCACCATCAATAAAGTAATATATTCTAAGTAAATATTTTATTAAATCAGAATATCTAAATGATATAGGTGGTATAATATACTCTGGAAAATTATCTATAACCATATCACCTGGCTCCCAGTTTTCTTCATCAATGCAACCTGGCCCAATAACCTCTTCCAAAATTTCTTGAATTATATCACCAATAGCGACAGCAGGGCCTCCTCTACCACCGCCACCATACCTCTTTCCATAGGGAATTTTTTCATTTAACTTAAAATAATTTTCTTCTATTAACGTATATGTCTTAAAATTATTTGATCGGTCTGTTTTTGAGACACTATTGCTTTCATTAGCTATAACAAAGTCATATTCTAGTTTTATTTCATCTTTTGGTCTTGTATCTAAGTTATTAAAAAGTGTAATTTTAAACTTATCTCTACCATCACCTCTTGTGAATACCGTGTTTTCAATAAAATCAAATGGGTTGTTAACAGTCACGCTTGCACTAGCAAACGGCTCAAAAAAGTTTTCTTCTAGCTCAAATGTAACAACTGCAGATTTTGTAAAGTTGATTTCAGCCGGACCACTCCCAGCACCCGGTCCAGTGAGATTAAACTTACAGAAAAACTCACTACCGTTAATTGGATAGATGTCTTTACCTGGCTTCATTAGAAGTGTCTGTTACTAAAGGCAGTTGTCTCGGTAATCTGTTGATAGATTAAACCCCTTTCATTTTTCTTAATATACTTTAGCTGCATGCCTCCTTCAGCGTAAAATAAATTATTAAGAAGAGGCTTGTTTAGTAAATATATAATCCACCAACTATCAATATCACCGTATATATTATGCGACGTAGTAGTTAAAGGTTCACGTGATTTAACTATATAAGTTTCAAGTAATTCAGGATCTATATTATTAGGAAATTCTATCTTATTGAGAATATTATAAAAATAAAACTGCTTATTACTCTTCCCTTCTGTGTATATACGAAATATTCTCTCGTAACGAGTTAATGGAAGCCTATCAAGCGCTTCGATATCGTTTTGGTATTTTCCTGTTGTGCCTGTTAAACTCATTTTATTCATTTGTTGTTGCTTGCCCTGTTGATCTTCTAGCAGCATTCAACTGAGCATCCGCTGCATCCGCCGCTAAATTAGTGGCCAGCTGGGCAAATTGGCTAAATGAGCCCCCCGTTCTCGCAGCCTGTGTTCTCAGTAGCCCGAGAGCTTCTGCACGTTTATATTCATATTCTGCTGGATTCTGTCCTGGTGTCTTCACCATCTTCATAAAGTTAGCTGGCTCGATTGTGAGCGATGTAAAGGTTAGATTTACTATATAGGCTTCCGGGACAATAGATCCACCTATTCTTCTTCTTTGACCTTGCATTGAAATACTAAAGTTATCTAATGAAGCCCATTCTATATATCTCAAACCAGGTACTTCAATATGATAGATTGCTGGGAAGGTCATACCGAGAGGGCCTTCACGTGTAGGTCTGTTTATCATAGTAAATTCCTTTATAAACTCAGCATTTTTAACTATCGCGTCATCATTAAGAGTATTAGATAAAGCAAAAGATAATTGTAACCCTTGATCAGTATTACCATACTGATAAAATTTAGGTGTTTCAATATAACTACCAGGGTCACCGATTGTTTTCGTACCTGCCATGCTACCTTGCATTGTCCTAGCCCCTGCGCCGATCTGATCTATTATTCCTTTAAAGCCTTCCGCACTAGCGCCGCCTCCGCCGCTTTCACCCATAGACTTTACGCCATCTACTAAGCTGCTGGTAACCGATAGCAGACCCTTACCTAACGCTACACCGCCACCAATAAGCTTTTCACCAGCGCCTGCTAAGTTTTCAATTACCTCTGCTCCTATCATTTGTGCACCTCTCTGACTTATCGAGGAAAAAGAGTCAGCATACTCGTTGGTAAATGCTCTATAATCATCAGTAAAGAAAGGAAAGAAATAAGTACCAAGTTGTTTACCACCCTGGTAAAGACCTCTATAAAATGCAATACCGTCATCAATTCCACTGTTCTCTTCAGATGCTGGTCTTACAGTATTTAGATAACCATTAACAAATTGTTGAAGCTGGTTAGAATCGAGATTATGTGCCGTACATATAGCTTGTGGAGCCTCTTCCCTCAAAGGTGAGTTTCTGGGAACTGAGGTCCAGTCATAATTTCTAACTATGTCCGTATCGGCCATAATAATATTTATGTAAGCGTACCTGGGGTATGCATACTATAAGGTGAATTATAAAATTCTACTCTACTATCACCCATTTGTGGGCCAGATGGATCTCCTTGCGTTCCAGCAATAGAATTACTAGGCGGTGATACACTTACTACGTTACCACCACCGGTTCCACCTGCTGGTTTTTTAACTAATGCCTGTGTAAGTTGTACTAGTTGCGCTAAGTACGTATTAGATACTCCTATGGCTTTTAATTGAAGACTTGCTATTCTTCCAGACTGTTCACCTTCATTACCTTCAGCTGATAAAAACGGATCACTTAATATTTGATTTACAGTTGTATATTGCTTTGGTTGTTCTGAACGACTCGTTAAGCTCTTTAATGCGTCTTGAGTTTTACCAAATAGGCTCTTTACAGTTTTACTGGTATTGCCTAATAATTTATCAACAATACTTTCTGATCTTCCAACCATTTCCCCTATAGGACCACCACGTTTCATTCCCATTACAATATCACTCCGGCTAAATGAAACAGGACGTTTAGCTCCAGGTCTCCAAATAAAGTCATTAAATTCTGGATCTTTTTGATACTCAGGGTTCTTTTTCTTCAAATTAGCCTTTGCCTCTTCATCTCCACCTGCAGCAGCCTGAATTGCTTGTGTTCTATTTTCTGTTAAACCAGGGAAGAATGACATCATCATACGTCCTAGCGGTCTAGCTCCAAAATGATCTGCTAACATTCCCCCTATTTTTCTACCAACCCAATCACCGGCCATAAACCCTAAGAAGGTACCGACCGGTCCTAATCCTAATGGTGGAGGACCAGATAACGCCGCTCCTAACGCTGCACCCAACACTACACCACCCAAACCTTCTGCAACACGCTTACCTATATTTTGCTCTAACTCTTCCATTGATGATTCCGGGTCCTTAGAAAATTTATTAATATCATAAGCAGCAAAAGCACCTTCAATAGCTGCACCAATAAAAGGTATTCTCTTTAAAACACCCCGTAATGCTTTACTACCACCGCCCTTAAGCATATAATTTTTTGCTCCATCCCAGGCCATTTTTAACGGCTTACCTACTAATTCAACTCCTTTCTTAGCTACATTGTAAACAGCGCCCCCCGCTGTTTTCACACCTTGGTATGCGGCTTGTCCTCCTTTTACAGCCACATCTTTAACTGTTTTTAGTGCTGTTCCAGTTTTTTGGATTGCTTTACTTCCAAAATCCACAGCTGCATCTTTACCTGCTTTTAGTGCTGCTCCAGTTTTTTGGATTGCTTTACCTCCAAAATCTTTAGCTGCTTGGTATCCTCCTTTGAGCTTATTACCCAGCCAGCTCAAAGCCCCTCCTCCTTTTTCAGCAACTTTCTCACCGACACTTTTCACAGCGCCTTTCCCGGCTTCAAACGCAGACCTAGTAGCATTACCAATACTTGATAAAGCGCCTGTTAAAGCGCTTTTTGCAGAGCTTAACATACCTTTTGCAGCATTAACTCCACTGCTCATAGCACCGGTGAACCCTTTCCAAAACCCTGATCCTTTAAACCCTTGCCATAACCCACTAAAGAAATTTCCTACTTTACTAAAACCAGCTTTAATTGCTCCCCATGCGGCTGAGCCCACACCTTTAAGAGCGCCCCATATTTTACCACCAGCCCATTTTACACCTTTCCATATCCACCCACCAAGCATCCTCATTAACCCTCTTCGACCGGCAAACCCACCAATACCTAGTATGCCAAGCATGCCTGATATCCAATCTAGAAGACCCTGACCATCTTTTTCACCTTCTTCCGCCGTTAATCGATCATCACCGCTCTTTTTAACTTGGTCTTTTTTTCTCTTTATAACTGTATCAGGCTTGTCATCCTTGTCATACTTACTCTTTTCCAGAAACCATTGTTTAAAAACAATACTCATCTTATTTTTAAGACGAGACTTTTCAGGAGAAGTTAAATTAGCTTTTACTTTTGGTCCCTTTTTAACACCGTATAAAGATGAATTGGTAACATTTTTACCGATGCTGTCAATAGCATCATAGTCACCTGCTGCTTGAGCCTCTGACTCCTGCATAGCAGCCAGTTTCTCTGTCGCATCAGTTAAAGCAATTATATCATCAGGTCCTGCCACCTAAATATTTAATCGCTCCCTGAAGTATCGAAGAATTCGGCATCAATTGCTAACTCTGTCTCATCAACTGTAAGTATATCAGTATTATACTTATTAATAGTTTCAATAAAATCTGAAATTTTAGAATAGACGCTGAGAGGAAGTTTTTCAACAAGCTTTACACGCTCGTGAATTCGTATATCGTCTAAATCGATTACATCATCATCAACCTGGATTGTATTGATATGCTTGAGTATCTCATAAATGTACAATTTTCCAATACCTTCTTTAAGTAACTCTTGCTCAGTATTAATTTCCTGCTCACACTTATTAAGTAGCATGTTTTCCTCTCGTAAAGTAGGTATCTTAAGTGTCAGTTTTAAAGTATCCTGCTTAATAGTTGATTCATTTTTAACGTTTAGTGGAATATTTTTAATGTTGTTGAGAACACCCTGTAGTTCAATCTTACCTACTTTATTACCTAGAGCATGCTTTCTTAATGCAACAATAAAAGGAAGCTTATCATATATCTTTAAATCTGATAACCCAGAGTTTTCAATGATAATTTTATTAAGTGTTCTGTTAAAATCTAATGTACCTTTAAGACCGTCAAGTGCAGAAGAGATTAAATCTTTTTGTTGCTTTAAGTTTAAAGGCTTTGTAGGTACCTTCTTTTTTAACGATGGTACAAAAACTTCAATAGTTACGTCATTAAGTTTATCTAATTTATTTAAAAAGGACGAGACATTTTTACTCATACATATATTTAGCTAGCACTTTGATTTTGCAAGTCTTGGTTTTGTTTCTCGACCTCATCTTGATATAATTTATAGTAATCAAAAAGTTCAAGATATGTACAGTTTGTAAGAAATAGTACATCCGGAATCCTTTTGCTTAAGACGAATAACATTTCCCTATAGTCTGTATCACCTATACAGTCAAATAATTTGACGATAAAAGCAGCAAGAGACCCATCTAACATGTTAAGTTTGATTTCATCTATCTCCATACTCTCTTTACCGTTATAGACAATCATACTAAAATGCGGTGCATTACTTTTTACAAACTTTTCAATATAGTTAAAGATAGTGTCAGGTAACCTACCGACAACATTTGTATAGTCTTCTTCAGATAATGAAGACAATATTATCTTTTCATTATCAATTTCCAAACTCTCAATAAGTGAAAAAATAAAATCAGTATCACCAACATAAAACCTTGAGGGGTAGTTTAGAACGCATTTAATTCCCTCAACATCTATTTCCTGTCTTATATCATCAAAGGAGCCAATATTTTTTCTAAAGAGTTGTAAGTCAATATTGACATTACCTTTTTTAGATCCGACAGCAACTTGTTCACCAATACATTTTTCTCTTAAAATAAACAATGTAAATAATTTTTCTACTACATTTAGACCTTTTGTTACAATAAATGATTCCAGAAATTTAATTATATTAGAGCGAGAAGAGTCATTATACAAAGCCATCTTTCGTAGATCCTTGTATAATATTTCTTTTACTACAACTTCCTTTTTATTAGGAAGGGTAAAGGAGAGATCCATATTATTAATTATAGCGCAAAATAAATTGTCAAGAAGGAGACTGATTTGTATCGATAGGTTCGTAGTTTCTAAATGCAAACGTAATGCTTTTTTCTAAAAACGATTCATTATCATAATCAATTGTATAACCTTCTATGTTAGTAGGAAATACATCAGTAAAGATATAACCTTTACGAATTTCACCTTTGTTATTATATTGTCTTAAAACAACATTAGGACATAGCAGCCCTCTATTTATTAAACCATCAATACCTATTGCTATCATCCACGGTCTAAAAAAGTTATGCTCTAAATCTTCATTTGTATCGAATACATTTACTGTAAGATTTCTATTTAAGAACCCTTGTCTCTTTTCTACACCAAATGCTGGTAAGAATCCACCTTTGTTTATATCTCCTCCTGCTTCAAGAAACTCTGTTGTTTCACCCGGAACAGTTACTTCACGAGCTACCATAGTGTTACCATTAGATACAAACTCCTCTGGTGTATTTTTAACTCTCCACCGCTCGCGAGCTTTTGATAATGCCTGGTCGACTTGACCAACTACCGAGCTTGCATTAGAGAATTCTATTTTCCATAGAGATGGTAAAGAGAGATAGAACTTTGGAGGACCACCAACGCTATAGTTACTGAGAAAGTCATATTGTTCTCTTGCCATTAATAATATTTAATCGGCAAACCTGCTAAAGATACAGTTAACTAAAATCTCTGTAGAAGTGGTAAGCGAATGTAGTAGAGAAGTTTAAAATGGCTCCTTCACCTTCAGCAATAGAGTATTCAATGTCTCCAATCTCTCTAATTGATGCTCCAACAAGCTCAATGTTTCTAACATCGTTCAGACCTTTATCAATTTGAACTAAGTTAATTCTTGACTCTTCACCAGGCATACCATATGAACCGAGAGATGTTTCATTATTAAACACTGCTCTTGAAGCTTGTTCCATTTTCGTTCTTAGTTCACAATCTTCATCGTGATAGAACTCAATTGAATAACCTTCAGCGTTAGCATATGTTGACCTTCCAGGTACTTGAAACTGTTGACCGAAATAGTTAACAGTTTGGTTAGTTATGTTTCTTCCTGGTAAGTTTGCAGTCCTAGCGTAAACTAGGTCATCTTCCCCGTTAAAACTAATTCCACCGATTAAGTCTATTTGCCTTACTCGAAATAGAAAGTCACGGGAAAATTGCTTTTCTGCAGCTCTGGTAAAGAAGTTTTGAATAGTTGTTGCCATAATATTATTTATTGTTTAGTTCATTAACCACCGATTAATTCTTCAAAATTAGCATCTGTTCTAGTAGCGTAGAAGTTAACTAATATAAACTCTGCTGTTCTTGTCGGCTTGATGTAAATATCAACTACCAACTCATTAGCATCGATAACTTGCGGAGTGTTGTTTCTTTCATCACAAACAATCAAGTAGTCAAACAGACCTTCATTATTCTTAGCCCTTTCAAAGATCGGGGTAAGTGTGTTAACAATTCTGGTTCTAGTAAACTCTGTATTCTGTTCAAATACGAAGAATCTAGAAACTTTCTTAGTTGGTCTCTCTAAGCTTAAGAACAGCCTTCTAACATTAATTCTGTCGAATGCGCTCGATTTCTTTGAAAGTGTCTTCTGACCAAATATTACTAATCCCTGTGATGGGAATTGTGCTACTGGGTTAATATTAGCTTTGTAAAGCTCATCTCTTTGCTTCTGATTTGGATTAACTGCAATATCATTTGCAAATGTTACAAGCCCTCTAGTAAAGCCAGCTGGTGCAAACCATGGGAAGGTTGCTGCATCTGTTCTTGCCATTGTAGCTCCAGCAAAGCCAGAGAATGGAACGTAAACTTGACGTCCTGAGTAGCTATCATAAACTAATGCCCAGTTACCATATACAGTAGCGTAAGATGTATTCTCATTTGCGAACTGATGTCTTATAGGCCAGTAAATGTCAGTTTGGAAATTCTTACTCTTATTATCTAACACTCTACCACCAGAACCCTGTATGAAGATCTGACGTAATGGATCAGCAATAAAGATACAATCACCTCTACCTCCACCAAGATAAGGCGGTGAGCAGAATTGCTCAAACTTATTAAAGATAGTAGAGTAGTTATTTCTAAGAGTTAAAGCATCTCCAGTAATATCATTAGAAGTTCTTAATCCATTAACAGCTGCAGCAGACGTCGCAGAATACTCATCGTAGTAAGTTGTACTGTCTGCGCTAGCAATTGCATAGATTGTTCCTAAGCCACCTTCAACAACAACATCAATATCGTAGATGTCATCATTTTTAACACCGTCAAGAGCTCTTTCAAGCTTACTAGGTATATCACCTAATTCCTTACCCTTAACAGTTGCTTCAGTATAAGCTCCAAGACCGTAAATACTTTCTGCTTTACCTAGTGCTGTATCTAATGCTGTATAATGAGCTGCATCAATTCCTGTTTTTGCTACTCCCTGTGCGTCAGTATTAGTAGCTAGTTGAGTTGTTAATACTCTAACTCTCTTATTAACATTGCCGTCAGCATCTAAGGCATTTGTACCTCTAAGTCTATTAGAGACATAATCATTAACTTTTACAACCACGTTTCGTGACGAATCATCGCGACTCTCAACAAAGAACGGTACATCTAAGCCACCAGCTGGATTAAGCTTTGTTCTATAGTAGTTAATAGATCCTGCTATTCCATCTTCTAACACATAATCAAGCTTAAACGCTTCATTGGCGTAAATTGACTTACGCAGTTTAAATACACCTAAGCTTAACACATCATCGTCATCTCTACCGTCAATCTCAAAATCAGTAAGATTTTCCATTACCTCAGATACTGAATTAGTTGTACCTGTTTGGAAGTTAGCTGATAGTTTAAACACTTGCGTACCAGCTGGTATTGTCGTAAACGAGGTTGTAGACGCAGCTGATTGCGTAAGCGTTTTAGTTGTTAAAATATTATTAAAGTTACTTCCTGGAGTTGTATTAGTATTATCAGCAAGTCCAACATAATAACCTTCAAACTGGTTATTGATAGTTGAAGTCGACTTGTTTAATATCACCGCTCCAGCTGCACCTGCATTAGCAATAGTAGCAAACGAATCTTTAGCACCTGCTGTTGCAGACCATGTAAACGCTGTATCTTCTAAAGCGCTAAGATATTGTGATTCAGTAAGTTCTAAGTGAGTAGGTTGACCTAACACATATACTGCTGAAGCAGTATCTAAGTTAGTTGAAATTTGCTGATTAGATTCAGCACTAAGAGTGAAAGTATCAGTAGCACCAGTAAACGGACTGAGTACTGACGGTGTAATTACACCAATAGTCTTTAGTGCAGAAGCGCCAGTAAGGCCAATTTTAACAGAAGTACTAGCATAAGTGTTAGGTGCATTTCCTGCACTTGCCATAAAGTTAAATGTATCATTACCAGGTGTTACTGGTCTTGCTGCAACTGTATAACCGGCTGACAGACGAACTACGGACGATAGTGCATGTCTAATGGACTGAGGTGAGTTACCACCGGTCTTACTAGCACAAAGTTGAATTACATTAGTGGTACCGCCGTTTTTAACTTGAGTAGATGAAGTAGTAGAGAATTCACAACTACCTGTATTACCACCAACCTGGGGGTTACTAGCGCCTTCTGCACCAGTACCAAATCCAAAGACAACAGAGCTCAGAACACCACGACCAGATTGAATTTGAATCTCCACTCCGGAAAGAGCAGTATGCGAATCAGCAGCAGTAAATTTTTGATTAAGATGAAAGGAACTCAGCTGACCCAATTGCGAGTCACCAGTAACGTTACGTACTGGATATACTAAAGCTGAATATTTAGACCCAAATCCATCACCAGTACCATGACCATATGGTAATCTACTAGCATAAACATTAGCTGGCGAATTTAGCAGCTCATTTAAAGTATAGTAAAAGTACCGTTCTGATGAGTTAGTCGGCGGGCCAAATATATTGTTTAGCTCTTGTTTAGTTGTAATTTTAAGAACTTCGTCAAGTGGTCCTTGTTGTGCAAAACCTGTAACATATACATTAGTTCCAACATTTAAAGGAGCTGTAAGTGAAAGATCTGATTCTCTAATTTCTACTCCTGGAGAGTTAATCGTACGCTGTGCCATAAAATTATTTATCTATTTCATGACAATTATATTCAAAAATCTATAACTTCAGTATGTAATTGTGAATAAACAAAGGTGAAACCAGATGTAATTTCGTCTGCTGTTTGATAGTTGTAGTCTATCTTATCAACAGTGGTGGGAAATGCCTTTGTATAGGTAAATTTTATTCTATTATTATTAAATTCATCTTTACCATAAATGGTTAAATTTGCTTGATAATCTTTAAAATTTTCATCTGGATCAGCAGCGTTTATTTCTCGAGCGTTGTATGTACCGGTATATTGGTCATGAAGTAAGTTAAGCCATTGATATATTACCCAATAGTTTTTATATTCATTATCAACTTTAAACTGAACACTAACAGGTGGGTAGGGATTCTTACTATGGGATGTAACATATAACGTGCTTCCTGCATATCTTGTTTCTGTAGCTGGTACTGTAATTTCAGGAACAGCTGTGCCAAATATAGAAAATTGTACCGAGTCACTAATAATAGACGTATTATCTTGATTAAATTTCTTATTAAACTCTCTTAGTATAGGGGGTATATCAAATACAAGCAAGAACTTATCAGCTCTTGACTTGTTGAGCACCGATTGCTGCATGGTGTTATAGGCCATATAATATATTTATCTTTTAACTCTCTCGCCAGTCCAGTTTGGAGGTGGTTTTTCGCCTAATAGCTGATAACCGAAAGTTTGAAGTTCATCCATATCTGATATAACTTCATCGCCCATACCCCATACAAGAGCATTCATCTCATGATTATGATTACCTACTACCTCATTATCTAGATATATAGAAGTTGGATCTTCAAAATACTGTACACCAAAGTCCATAGGCTCTATAACAGAAGGTTTACCCATATCATCAACTTCTACGATTTCAAAAAATCTTTCTGTTATTTCTTTCTCTAATATAAAGAGACCATATAACATAGCCATTACTCTATCATCATGAAAGCCACCACGCGCTTTCCAAGTACCGTTTGGATACCTTACAAAATTTCTTAACTCAGCTACAGTTTCTTCTTCATTAATGTTAACGACTCTTATCTCGTTCATGAAGTATCTCATGTTGAGGACCCCTTTATACTTAGTATTGGTGTGAGCTATCATACCTCTCATAACATTACGGCGGTGTGCATTAGCATTACCATATGATACTATTTTTTCATATCCTAAATCTACAGCTAATCTATCTACAACTTGAGCACCGCAGTTGTTTCTTTCAATTAAAGCTAGAGGCGAGCCCCAGTTTCTTAAAATTTTGTATAGTCTATTAGTAAACTCTAACGGAGGTATTTTATTGTTTCTATATACTGCTACTTGTTTTATTTCTTTTATATCTGTTATATCTAATATTTGAATAACGGAAGAATCAACACCTACACCTTCTGATATATCTACCCCCGCGACATAAAGTTTAGATTCATCAGGCTCTTCCCACAGCTTATAGTGACCCTCATCTAGAATAATTTTAGGGTCAGATACCTTTGACATCATTTCTTCAAATAATTCATCATCTAATGTTGATTCGCCAGAATGTATAAACTCGCATTCAAATTCCTGTAACCAAGCATCAGCAGAACCAATAGCTGTTTTAGTAGCTTGAGCCCAAGCTTCATCGCGACCTGGTATCTCGCTCCATTTTATCTTATCATGTGCCCATCCATTCTCACCTTCTATAGCTCCGTGATATAATTTATAAAACAAATTATCAGTACCATTAGCTGTGGAGCATACAAATACTTTAGATTTTTTAGAAGAAGTAATAATTGGGAAGACCGACTTCCAAAACTCTTCTACTAAATGCGGCTCAATAAAAGCCATCTCATCAATAACAAGACAGTTAACAGATTGTCCTCGAGCAGCAGTACCGGTAGTAGTTGTGATACCTATTCTACTACCATTCTCTAACGTCATAGAAGTTTTAGCATACTCCTTCACCGGTGGTTTTAACCAGTTAGGTAACTCTTCATAAGCCATCCTCACTCTTTGAAAGATTTCAATAGCGGTTGCCTCTTTGTTTGCCACTAATAGGATACGCTGATCATTATTAAAACATGCTTGCCATAAAATGTATATGGTCATCATTGTCGATTTACCAATCTGTCTAGAAGCTAACAAACAAAAGAATCGATTATCTCTCATCTTTCTTAATGCTCTTTTTTGAGGCTTATACAACTGTATATTTTCTTTACCTCTATCTAAGTTAACAATATGAAAGAAGTTCTCAGCAAAATATAGTATATTACTACTAGCCTTTTTAAGGTTCTTTACCTGCTCTTTAGTGTATTCACCCTTCCAGTTAACGTTGGGTAAGTTCTTATTACCCATATAAAACATATTATCCTGTCTAGCCACAGAAATATTTAATGCATAGCATAAATAATTACATGTCAAAAAGTAAAGACTGGATATCATTAGGTGAAGCATATAAAGATGTTTTCAGAAAAGTAGTTGTCAACGAGGATATACCGGTACCAGCTGGTACAGTAGGAAAAGCTCCTCTTGAAACAGGAGGCCCGCAAGAAGAAGGCGGCTTTAGACCACCTCTAGTTGACATTACTAAGATGTCTGAAAAGGATAAAAAAGATAATATATACAACATTAAAGGCTATACATATGGTGATGGTAATGATCCTGTCGATTGTGACGGGCCAGATCCGACAGGACCTGAATATGACCAGGTACCTTATTCAGGTATAGTAGGACCTGAAGAAGATGAAGAAGAGAAAGGCAAAAGGCCAGACTATCCAGATGTTGATAATGATAATGACACAGATGAGTCTATGGAGAAAGCTCTCAAAGATAAGAAAAAAGGCAAAAAACATAATAATGATGAAGAAGATGAAGAATTTTTGGAAGAACACGAGAAAATTGCACGCGCTGGCCTAAATAATTTTATGAGCAAATCCGTATTTGATAAACTTTATAATAAGGTAATGGTAAGTGAAAGCTTTGGTGAAGATGCTGAAGATGTAACTGAACTTGAAGCTTTAGGAATTGAGACAGAAACTGATGTTGAAGTTGATGAAGTTCCAGAAGAGATCACAGTTTCCATTCCTGGATCACTAGCACAAGAACTTTGTGATATCTTACAAACAGCCATCGCACAACAGGAAACAGAAGTTGACATTGATGTTGATGTAGAAGAAGTAACTGATACAGAGTTTGAAGAGGATGCTGAAACTGCTAGACAGAAAACATATGGTGGTAATAAAGGAGACCATCCTCGTAGGTTTAATAAAAAGACCGGTCGTAAGAGTGAGGTAAAAGATTATGAAGAGGATGAAGAAGCAGTAATGAAAGATGGTGGAGGTTACGGCATGGATGCTGGTTCTACTCTTAAAGGAGAAGTTAACTACGGTAGAGGAGGCCAAAACAAAGTCAGTAAGTTAAGACCAGCTGGTGCTGCTAAGATGAAAGACGGTGGAGGTTACGGCTTAGATGCTGGTTCTACTCTTAATCATACCGTTGACATGGGTAAAAACAACAAGGTGGGTAAATTACCTGTAGGTAAAAACGCTTTCGAATAAGTCGCTCAAAAATTAAACAATAATAAAAAGCCCGTTGAGTACCCCTCTTCGGGCTTTTTTAATAAATATAATTGTGAGGTTCTACAATAACACACTCAATCAAAAGTTTTGGTCGGAGGATAATAAATTCGACCCTGACATAAGAAAGAAGCTTTTAGCTATAACTGATGATTTTGTTGAGAGTTTAGATCTCCAAGGGGTGGATATACATGATATTACCTTAACTGGTAGTAATAGTAATTACAATTACAATGAGCACTCTGATCTCGATGTACATGTATTAATCGACTTTAAAGATATTAATGAGGATGAAGATTTAGTTAAGAGATCTCTCGATGGTCCTCGGTTTGTATGGAATCTTAGACATAATGTAAATCTTAAAGGCCATGATGTTGAAATGTATATGCAAGATAAAGACGAGCCGCATGTCGCTTCTGGTCTTTATTCGTTAAAAGATGATAAATGGATTACTGAACCATCTTTTGATCCTCCATCAATAGATGTTAATGATGTATTTAAAAAAGCTAAAGCTATTGAAACGGAGATAGAGATTTTAAAGGAAGAGTTAGGTAAAGCTGATGGTGATGAAGCTAAAAAATTACATGAGTGTGGTAAAGAATTAAAAGATAAAATATCAAAGATGCGAAAGCGTGGATTAGCTCGTGAAGGAGAATTTAGTATTGAAAATTTAGCATTCAAAGTGTTACGTAATACAGAAGCTATCGGTGATCTTATAGATTTAATATCATCATCGTATGATAAAATTTATACTGAAAGATTTAAAACCTTCTCTGAATATTTTCAAGGAGATCCTATCATGAATCCTCATATGAGAAATGGTAAAAATGTTAATAGAGTTGGATTATCAAAAAAGCATCTGAATACTTTACCAAAGCAGTACCAGCATAAATGTCCACATGTATCAAATCTCGTTAATGGATCTGCTAGTCAAATTAAATTAATGGGTCGACCACTACTAGACACTCTTGCAGCTTATGCTGTCGACTATAAGCCAGGTGTAACAAATACCCTAGGTAACTCTGGTGTAGAAGTACAAATGTTTGAAGATAACGAAGGAACCCCATGTGGAATGTTAAAGAAGAAGTAAAATGCCATCAACGCCTCCATGTAATCAAAATAGATTAAACTGCCTTCCAGAGGAAGTTTTAGCAGCAACTGCTATACCTTCTTGTGGTCAGCTTGTTAGTCCATATAACTTACAAGCAGAGCAGTTAGTATTTGATCAGGCATTTAACGATTTAATTAACAACTTTGGCATACCGGTAGATTACTATATTAACACCTTTAATCTTTCTGCTGCTGATTTACTCTACGGTGAGGACTTTGGCAACGAAACTAACAGAAGACAATTCCAAGGTCCGTTATCAGGTATGCAAATGTACGTTGAGCTATCAGATGATGCTATTAATTTATCTAAGTTTGGCTTTGATCCTGATGATGAGTTTACAGCCTTTGTACATATAAGCTCTTTCCAATCTACAGCGTCAGCATATTTTGATTATTCAGCTGTTGCTCAAGCAATTGAACCAAAAGCAGGTGATGTAATTGATCTTAAAGTGTTAGGATGTGATAGACCAAATCAAAGAGGTTCAGTTATGTTTCAGGTAACAGAGAGAATGGATCAAGACTTAGCTGTATTGAACCCTGTACTTGGTCATTACATTTACAGACTTAGAGGTAAGAGATTTAATTACTCGTTTGAATCAGGGTTATCAAGCGAACCTGTTAATGAGCAAGTCTACGATAGTACAAAGAGTGGTATACTATCTACTGATCTCTTTGACCAGTCAGCATCTGAAGGTAAGACTTATCCTAATGAGCACGATCCTTATGATATTAACGATGTATCAAAGACACAAGTAATGGATATGGATGTCAATGATACAGACATCTATGGCTCGTATTATTAGCCAACAGCTTTAATAATAGCTTGTACGTCGTGTAACTCATCCACACTATCATAAGGGCATTGATGAATGACACCTTGGAAATCGTAATCGTAAAGATATGAATCAACTGTACCTTCATCCCGCGCTACCTTAGGTACAATGTTAGTATGCATTTCATATCCAAATACTTTAGGCTGTGTATTAACCCATACAACAACAGATGGTAATTGAAGCGGTACAGCAGCATGCTGTAGAGATGAATCAATAAACAATCTCTTCTGAGCGTGAGCAACCATAGCAAAGAGAGGCTTTTTACCAATTGTTTTATCAAAACGATAACAGTTATTTAACTTAGGATGAAATTCATAACATATATGCACAATGTTATATTTCTCAGCTAAACCATCAACTACTTCCTGTGCTTGAGAAGGGTGCATATCTCTTGTCCATGAGTAAGGGTGTTGCTGATGATCTGGACCAGGTCCGCCAAATGGTTGAAATGCTAATAAAGGTCTGTTATCACCAGCAAACTGACTCATATAAGCCCGAGCTTCTTCTATCTCTCTAAAATTAAAATTTAGAATAGGCTTTTCTCCATTATACTTTGTACCAATCATATCACACCATGTCTTAATTAAGTGTGACTTTTTCGTAATATGACTAGTTTGCTTATATGGATCTTGAGCAAATACTTTAACATCTTTACCCTTAATAACGTCTTGATAAAAATAAGGCGTGTTACCAATTCTATAGAATCTAGCAACGTCCTTATTCTTAACCCATACTTCAGGCCAAGCAGAGACAACAATAATCTTTCGCTTAGGATTAGCCTTCTTATACGCTGCTGTTACAGCTGTTGCAGCGACATTTTTACCAATGCCCCCTTCGATGTGAAATACAGTAGTAGCCATATATCATATATAATACGCTACTGTAAAAGATCAATACTATTATGGTCCAAGTGAGATGAGTAAACAAGTACCACATGCACCATTACGATAGACCATTCCCTCTACTTTTGGATCTGATGTTGGTAGACCGAATCCACAACTATCAGCACTAAGCCAAAGTCTGTTTGTATGTAGAGTCTTAGCTGATACTGCAGTTATGTCAGTACCAAATACAGAGGAGAATTTATGCTCGCAATTTCTTCCAATACAGTTGCAACAACCGCCGCCGATAAATCCAAAATCTGCACAAACATCATTACAATAACCACTAGCAACTCCACTATAGCAGCATTTAACGCAACCATACTCACCGCCAACTATAGACGAAAAGCACCCACCGTCAGATATTTGATTTGCATTTCCACTACCTATAAAGCTATTTTTTGTACAAACGAAATGATTACTACCACCGGCTATAGTACTCTGACAACCAGCTTTTAAAATAGCATTGCAAAAACCACCAACAATTGCAGCTTGATTTGTCGTCGTACAGTTAGCATTACCACCACCTAAGAATGAGCAATTACCAGCAGCAGATAATGAATTTCCACCTACTACTGTTGAATAGCTGTTACGTGCTGTATTAACGCAACCACCTACAATACTAGCAAATGATCCGTGGGTTGTATTTCTTGCACCACCTACAATCACACTAGATGCTCCACATGCACTGTTACATGCACCACCTCCCACAAATGCGCTTGTAGCAACTACGTTCGAATAACCACCAACTATTACTCCGTTTTTGGCATCACCCGAAGTAGTGTTTTTACTACCACCAACAATTACTGTTTGCTTACCACATGCGACTTTATTGTTTTGACCGCCGCCGATAAAGTTACCAGCACCACCGGCAGAGTATGTATCGTTTTTACAACCTCCAACAACTACATCAAAACAAGAATGAGCAGATAAAGAATAACCACCGCCAATAAATGCACAAGCACCGCAACTGACTTGGTTTTGAGCTCCACCAGCTATTGTTCCAAATGCTGCACTGTCTATACAATTGCTTTCACCGCCTCCAATAGTTGCATAACAAACACAGGCAATATTATCTGTACCGCCTCCAATGGTCGCACCGGCCTCGAGCGCGCAGTTATTTCTACCTCCGGCTATAGTGGTTACACAAGCAGTAGCCCTATTACTTTTACCCCCACCCACAGTAGAATGACAACAGCCGCATGCGATGTTTGATTCACCTCCTCCTACTGTTCCGTAGTTAGATACGGAGTTGCAAAGTCCCCCTCCGATAGTTCCAAAACAATCTTGTGAATCATGATTACATCCACCACCTATAACTCCAAATTTTCCACATGAGCTATTCGCCGCACCGCCGGCAATAGTTGCAAAATCACCCATTGCGCTGTTACTAAAGCCACCACCAACAAATGTACCTTTACCGGCACTGCAGTTACTATGACCTCCAACAACAGCACTACCTGGGTTTGTTGCATCATTACCGCAACCACCGCCAACAAACGAACTTAGGCCTGAGGCTATATTTGACATTCCGCCTACAACTACCGACCCACAATTACCAGAAGCAGCGTTACCACAACCACCACCAATAAAAGAACTTAATCCGGTCGCGCAATTACTACCACCAGCTACTACACCAGCATAATCACCTGCTGCAGTTGTTTGATTGCAACATCCACCTACGACAGAATAATCTCCAGCAGCGGTATTTTTAAATCCACCAACAACTGAACTATGGCATCCTGAAGCAGTATTGCAACATCCACCAGTAACATTACTAGAAGGACATGAAGCAATATTGCAATATCCACCTCCAACTGCAGCATAAGTTGCACTTGCGGCATTATCATCACCACCAGCAACTGTAGCGTAATTACCGCTAGCACAGTTTTGTCTACCACCTCCTACGGTACTGTTTATAGCGCTTGCTACATTAGTTCCACCACCACCAACTGTACTACAAGTTGCTGTAGCGCAGTTGGCTGTACCACCTGCAACTGTACCATGATTAGCTGTAGCGCAGTTACTCTGACCACCTCCAATTACTGTATATGTAGTAGTAGTGCAGTGATCGCAACCACCACCAATAATACTACACGTACCTGAAGCACGGTTATTACAGCCACCAGTGACAGAAGAGTTAGAACCTACAGCAATAGAACCCCCGGCAGCTACGATTAAGCTGCCATTAGCGCTTAGGTTACCTTTTATAGATTGATTTGTTTGAAAGAAACTATTAGCCAGTGGAGTCGCTAAAGGTTTATCTTGCGCTGTACCATACTTTGCTCCAGACAGGTAATTTGCGATCGAACTCAGTGATGCGCGCCGAGTTTGTGCTTCATCGACTAATGCGACTTCTTCAGTTCCAGTATATGGTATGATGCCTTCGTTGAGCTCAGTAATCTTTTTACCCATATGTATATTTATTTACTTCGGCGCTTTTAACCTGCAACAAAAAGCAATAACTATTGCAAAAACACCAGAGAACAATAAATGCCTCTTAAATCCATCAACCGATGTACAGAGACCTTCGAAGTCAACCGCTTTACTTCCTCCATTTTGAATAGCATCTAATGAAAGTTTCATTTCTTCTGCGCAAGTATAACCTCTAACAACAAAAGCTAATATAATAGCCGATAGGATATAGACTAAGTATCTAGGTTTCATTTTTTAAGAACCTTCTCAGGATTATCTGCAAATTTTTTACCTAGTTTAACAATACCAGCAATTACCTCAGGGGAGATAACACCTATAATACCATATGTAACAGCTTTATAAAGAGAGGATATTTCTGTTTGTTCTAAAATAAACCACGCAATGCCAGCAGATAGACCAGCTGTAAATATCTTTTTAAGTTGTTGCCACCACGTGTAATTATTTTCACCTGACAATAAACGAGCGAGCATGGCGCCGGCGCCGATTAAAGGCACGACCCAACCTCCTTGGAGGAACTCTTTAAGTAGGGATTTTTCCGGCTCCATGTTAATATATTTATAGACAAAACTACGTAGATCTATAGAGTTGTACAAATATTATTGATTTTATGATAATGTATGTATAATAAGAGGTAGTGAAGATAAAATTTGATGAAGCGTCTCATACCTATACGCATAAAGATACTGGTGAAAAATTTATATCGGTAACAACTTTACTCGGTAAGTACAAGCAACCCTTTGATAGAGATGGTCACTCGAAGCGAGTAGCAGATAGAGAAGGCGTATCACAAGAGTTAGTATTGGAGATGTGGGAAAAGGAAAAGATTAGAGCTTGTACTCGTGGTACTAACATTCATAAGATTTTAGAGGATTATATCAGTTACGGAGATGTAGAAGATAATTACGGGTGGTTGTGTAAGTCGTATGATAAGGCTGCAGAACGCTCAATTGATTCATTTAGTACTGTGCTGTGTGAGAATTTATTGTATAATGAAGACCACTGCATAGCTGGAACTGCTGATCTAATATATGAACATAAGCATGAGTTTACGATTGGTGATTTTAAAACTAATAAGAGATTTAGATTTAGTTCTCCATATTCAGAACGTTTAAAAGATCCTGTAAGTCATCTTCATAACTGTGAGTTTAATCTATATGGGTTGCAGTTATCTCTTTATGCTTATCTGTATGAAAAAATGTCTGGAAAGAGATGTAGAAAATGTGTTATCTTTTATCTAAAAGACGATAGATTTTTATCTTATCATGTAAACTACATGAAAGCAGAGGTAGAAGCTCTTCTAGCTAGTATGAAGTAAAGCAGAGCAAAAGTCCCAGTTAACAATATCAAAGAAGTTTTGTAACCATTCTTGTCTTTTAGGTCCATACATAAGGTAGTAGCTGTGCTCCCATACATCTACTCCTAGAACAGGCTTACCTAAGTCAAACATTAAAGGATTATCTTGATTAGGCGTCCTTACTAAATCTAATCTACCATTCTTTTCTACTAACCAGCCCCATCCTGATCCAAATTGACCCTTAGCGTTTTCAATAAATTCTTTTTTAAACTTTCCGAAAGTACCAAATCGTTTTAAGATTCTATCTTTAATCTCACCTGTAAAGTCACTTCCACCTGGCTTCATCATGTTAAAAAACAACTGATGATTATATGCTCCTCCAGCGTTATCCTTTATATGGTCGTTATATCTTTTGATATCTTTAACTAACTCTACAAGAGGTGGTTTCTTTTTATTCACCATAGCTGCATTTAATTTTTTAACATATCCTTTATAATGATCGTTGTAGTGAAAGTCAGTCGTTTGTCTGTTTACTACAGGCTCGAGTGCGCTTAAAGAATACGGAAGATTAATAGGCTTATATGAGCCGACTTTTTCTAAAATTAAGTTTACCTCTCTTGAAAATGACATTAATTATATTTAATAAATAAATAGCGATATGAAACGAAGTTCTGTTCTAAAAAAGTTTGACAAGGAGATAGAAAATCTATGGGATATAGTTTACAAGATTAAGGATGTGTTAGAGAGTACAGATGATTATGAGTTATCTGAGTTAGGAGGAAAGTTTTTAGACCAAATAGCGGAAGTAATGGAAGAGGGAGATATATCTTTAGAAGATATTAGAGATCAAATATCTGGTTGATTTAATAGAAAGCCACATATAATATAAGTGGCATGCGTATAGAGACTGAGCTAAAGTACGATTTTGATGATGTTCTTATTCGACCTAAGAGGTCGACACTGACGTCACGAAAAGAGGTTGATTTAACTAGAACGTTTAGATTTAAATACGGTGGTTCGTATCACGGTATACCAGTTATGGCTGCTAACATGGATGGAGTTGGCACGTTAGAGGTAGGAAGAACCTTAAGTGACTTAGATCTCTTTACTTGTTACAAGAAAGACATTGATGAAAAGGAGCTTATTGAAGAGCTTAAAGATAATCAAGGTAAACATGTAGCTGTAACTGTAGGTAGAAACGAGCATGATTATGAGAGGTTAGCTCGTATTAACAAGAAAGCTCCGGTTCGTAATATTTGTATTGATGTAGCAAACGGTTATACTCAAGCACTTGTTGATTTTGTAAAGGTAGTAAGAAGAACGTTTCCTCAAAGGACAATTATAGCGGGTAATGTTGTAACAGGTGAAATGGTTGAAGAGCTTCTTTTAGCTGGAGCAGATATTATTAAAGTTGGGATTGGATCAGGAAGCGTTTGTACTACGCGACTTAAGACGGGAGTTGGTTATCCTCAGTTTAGTTGCATTGCTGAATGTGCTGATGCTGCTCATGGATTAGATGGCCATATTATTGCTGATGGAGGATGTACGACTCCGGGTGATGTAGCTAAAGCATTTGGTGCTGGTGCTGATTTTGTTATGCTAGGTTCTATGTTAGCTGGGTCAATAGAAGGAGGTGGTGAAAAGATTACTATCGATGATAAAGAGTATGTAGAGTTCTATGGAATGAGTAGTAAGAAGGCTAACGAAAAGCATAACGGAGGTCTTATGGATTACAGAACGTCAGAAGGACGTAGAGTAGTTCTTCCATTTAAAGGACCTATGCGTTATATTGTTCAAGATATTCTAGGAGGTATTAGGAGTACATGTACATATGTAGGAGCTGCTAAGCTAAAGCATTTAAGCAAGTGCGCTACGTTTGTTAGATGTACTAAGACGCATAGTAAGATATATGAGCCAAACACCTTAGAGATTTAAAAATATGAAAAAAATTGTAATATTAGGAAACGGATATGTTGGAGGTTATCTATATGATAGATTGCTCTTTCCCGGACCAGATAAAAAAAGCTACGACGTAAAGATCGAAAAAAGAAAGCTGCTAAACTATAATGATATTAAGTGTCTTGAAATATATCTAGACAGAGAAAAGCCTGATTATGTTATCAACTGTTCAGGTTTTACAGGGAGGCCTAATGTTGATGAGGGTGAGTTTAAAAAGGAGCTTTGCTTTGAACTGAATACATTTGGACCGCTGAGAGTAAGTAACTTATGTAAGACAAAGAACATTAATTATATTCATATTTCTTCTGGATGTATATACACAGGTTATGAAAAGCCTTGGGAAGAAGATGACGAACCTAATTTTGGTCTGTTTGATGAGGACTCTTCTACTTACTCAAAGAGTAAGCATGCATTTGAGTTAGGATGTGATTGGGGACTAATACTAAGAGTTAGAATGCCGTTCTGTGATATCCTTCATGGTAGATCTTTCATTACAAAGATATATAAGTACGATAACCTAATCGATAAAGTTAACTCAAAGACATATATTCCTCAGCTTCTCGATTTTATTGAGCATTTTGTTAGTAGAGGGTACGAAGCTAAAGAAAAAGATATCTTAAATTTTGTTAACCCAGAGCCTCTCTCTACTAAGAAGGTAACAAAGTTAATGGATGACTTTGATGTTACTAATCCTAACTGGGAGTGGGTTAATTTTGAAGATCTCGAGACAACAGCCAATAGATCTAACTGTGTGATGTCAACTGATAAGTTAGAAAACGAATATGGATTCGAGATATGGGATGAAAAAGTTGCACTTGAGAGCGCGCTGAATAATATAATAACGGTATGAGTAAAGAAATTTTAGGATTCACTGCAGGTAACTTTGATCTGCTTCATCCGGGTTACATTAGATGTTTTAGAGAAGCTAAGAGACATTGTGATAAATTTATTGTCTTTCTCCAAAAAGATCCTTCTCTACATAGGAAGAGTAAATATAAACCTGTAATATCTCTATACAATAGATACGAGGCACTGATGGCTATTAGATATATTGACGATGTCTATACATATCAAACAGAAGAAGAGCTTTATAATTTAATTAAATTCTGGAAGCCTGATGTTCGTATTTTAGGAGAAGATTATATCGAGAAAGAATCCTTTACAGGAGACGATTTACCTCCTAGAGTAATTTATACAACTCGCTCTCATGGCTGGTCAACTACTCGACTAAAAGATCTTATTACTAAACAGACTATCAAACAGAATCCAGACGTCTTTAATAAGAAATAACATGAAGATATGTGTTGTAGTATTAACCTATAAATCTGATTTATATGATCATTTTGATAGAATAAGAAGAAAATACTTAGAAACAAAAGATGTAGACTATTATTTCTTGTATAATGGCACTGACAAAAGTTTAAGCAATCCAAAGGAGCATAATCTTAATTATTATTCCTACCTCCGACACTATGAAAGTCCCCATTACCCGGTAATGTGGGATAAATTTATGGCTTTTATATCTGAAACAGCTGGAAAATATGATTATGTTATTAGGGTAAACTGTTCCACGTTTGTAAATGTAGATATTATAATACAAAAAATTAAACAACTTAACAATAGAGAACATTTATATATGGGACATTTTAATGGAAGTCTCTGTCGAGAATGTCGATCTAATTGTGCTGATGTAGATAGTGAGGTAGGTGATTATGTAAGTAGTGCATTTTATGATAAAGATGTCTGGATTAATTTCAACCATTACAGCTACGCCCACGGAGGTTGCATCGTCTTCTCTAACGCAACCCTAGAAAAGCTATTTGAACTTAGTAAAACTCTTAAACATAATCCGGAAGCACGAATGCGTTCAGATGATATACTAATAGGCTTAGGTTTGAGAGAAGTTCTTAAAATACCTCTTACATATTTAGATAGGTATTACCTCAGCGGCTTAAATACTTTACCATCTGAGAAAAACCTAAGTCAGATTGTAGAGGAAGCATTAACATACCCTCAAATACGAATAAGAAATAGTAATAGAGATTTAATTGATAAGAATATATGGAATATTATAGAAAGGAAACTACAATTGTAAGATGAGCACATATGTCGTAACTGGAGGATGTGGCTTTATTGGGTCATATGTAATTAAAGAGCTTCTTAAAAGCAAAGATGAGGACCTCTTTATCTACAATATTGATAAGATGGGCATTGGCTCTTCAGAAGAAAATATTGTTGAAGATGAGCGAGTTGAGCATCACTTTATGGATATTGCTAATGGTGATGCATGGAGGCTTCATATGTCCAATCCATTAGATTTCATAACAGAAGATGTTGACTATGTCATCCACTTAGCTGCTGAGTCTCATGTTGATCGTTCTATTGACAATCCCTTAGAGTTTGTTGACTCAAATTTAAAAGGCACAGCTAACGTATTAGAGCTAGTAAGAAAGCATAGATCTAGAATGGTTCATGTATCAACTGATGAAGTGTATGGTCATCTCGAAAGGGACGACCCTCCGTTTACTGAAGAAAGTCCTCTTGCTCCTAGATCACCTTACTCAGCAACTAAAGCTGGTTCTGATCTTCTCGTACAATCTTATATTGAGACATTCGGTATTGATGCTTCTATTACTAGATGCTGTAACAACTACGGACCACGACAAGGTGATGAGAAGTTAATTCCTACTGTAATTAGATCAATTGTCAAAGGTGATAAAATTCCTGTATATGGTACAGGAGAAAATATTAGAGAATGGATTCATGCTGAAGATCATGCTAAGGCTATTATCGAAGTACTACTAACCGGAGAAGAACAGCTATATAATATTCCCGGAAGCGGTACATATACTAATGTAAAGCTAATTAATATTATCATTCAGATGCTTGAGCTCTTTTATCCAGAATATAAGAGAGAGAAAAAAGAATATATTGAGTTTGTAAAAGACAGAGCAGGACATGATTTTAAATATGAGCTCTCTACTAAACACGACTTGCAAGCTGTAAAAGATCAGAAGAGCTTCTCTATTGAGGAAACAATAAAGTACTATGTTGAACAATACAAAGCTTAAAGCTTGTTAGGGTCAACGTCAAAAAACTTTAAGAGCATCTCCTCCTCAGTCATTTCTTGCTCTACAACGGTTTCATCTTCTGTCTCTTCTGCATCGCTATAGTACTTGTAGATATCTTCTTCTTCCATACTATAGTCGAAGTTAGTTGACGTTGCTACGGTTGTATCAAACTTTGCTCTGATATCACCGATAATGGTATGCTTGAGTTGCTTTACAGCATCATCTTTTTCAGCTCTCTTTAAGAAGTCAGTTATATTATCTTTTGTAAACTTTCCTTTTAGAGCTTCAAAAGGATCTGGGTATGCACTCCAAATGTGATGAACAAGATACTTTTGCGTAATCATTGCGCAGTCTCTGATAACATAGTAAGCTGATTTGTTTTGAATCTCCACGCCGATATCTGGCTTTTTATATGCGCGCTGCGCAGGCCCCAAAAGCTTAGCTTGTTTCTCTGAGCTATTTTCTAATATAATCTGTTCTAACACATAATTATTTATGTTGCAATGTATAAGGAACCAGCTTATAATAAGAAGGAAATGCCTAAACGTAGACCTCCCATTAAACCGTTTGTTTATGGAAAGTATCTTGTCGAGTATCGAGAAGAGAAAGGCGGTATGCTTAGGTTTTATAAGGAACACATTGAAAATTATAAAGAGGCGGAAAAAATTCGCGAAAAGCTCTTAAGAGAGGGTTACTATGAACCAGTCATTAAAAAAATCGGATGATCAGATTATTTCCATCAAGAAGAATACAGAAAGAGACAGATATTGATTTTGAATTATTGAGTAACATTTGTACGGATATATTTGAAAAGGGATTTGGAAGAAAGATTAACATATACTGTAGGGTGTGGAAGAGCAGAGTTAAGGAACAATCAACTATGGAACGACCTTCACGAAGTATATGTTACTATAAAATGGACTTAGATATTGAGGGTAATAGACGATATATCTTTGGGAGTATTCTCCATGAATTAAGGCATGCCTTTCAGGAATATATTTTCCGTTTTACAGCTGTTGCGAGATTTGCGTCATATAATGCATACTACAACTCTAAAGAAGAGAAAGACGCTAGGAAGCAAGAGAAATTGACTACCGAGGTAATGAAAATATACGATACATTTAAGAGAGCTGAAGAAAAATTTAAGAGATTTAACTTAAAGGAACTAGGTTAAAATAAAAGGGTAGAACAAAACAAACCAAAATAAAAAAAAATGGGATTCTTAACCGAAATCAACACACTAGAAGAAGTACCTCGCTTTGAGGTAAATAAAGTGCCGCTTAAAAATGACCGCGGCGAACATAACGGGGTATTCGCTCTTGAACGCTCTGATAACGGCGCACACCTTGGTAGTTGCGGTAGAAAGTATCGTCCAATTCAGATGGATGAGATGTTTGACATCTTGGATACAGCCAGCGATAAGGTAGGCGGTATTGAGCACAAAGGATTTACCTTTGCTGGAGAAGGCAAACGAGTCGTTGTTCAGTCGAAGCTCGGCGAACCGATTGACGTTGAAGGTGATAAGGTAGATGGTTACTTCTATACTATCATTGATAATACTGGAATGAGTTCTAACAAGTGTGCTCCTTCCACTACTAGGATTGCTTGTGATAATGCTCTTCACTTGATTGAGAAGCGCCGTGGAGATAATCTCCGTCACTCAGCTACCTTCGATGCAAACGTTGAACGTATGGTTCATAGGATTGCTGAAAATATTGAAGACTTCAAAGGCTTTAACTCTACTATTGAGTTCTTAAAGAGCAATAAGTTTTCACGTGACCAGATGGTTAAGCTTACTCAGAAGCTTATTCCAGTTGAGAAGGACGAGTCTACTCGTAGGGTTAATCAGCGAGAAGGAATCGTAGAGCTCTACGCAAGTGGTCGAGGTAATGTTGGAGAGTCTCGTTGGGATGCTCTGAATGCTTTCACTGAGTTTGAAACTCATAACAGGAAGCAGTCTCCTGAGAAGCTCGTAAGGTCCCTGATGGGTAACACGCTCTCAACTAAAGCACTTAGGGTACTGAAGGAGCCTAAGATCCAGTGGGCCGGATAAATATTCACAGAACATACATCCCGGAGTCCGATTTAGGACCCGGGGTGTTAGTTCAATCATACTACGAATTTGAGAAATCTATTCCTTGCATATCAAAGATGCGAGTATATTATGTAGATAATAAAGTAGTTGGTAAGGATATATCAGATGATTTGGATATATTTTGCCACCTTTATCTTACAAAGCTAGTAACAGAGGAGTTAAGTGAAATAAATAATGAATGGTAAAATCGGAGAATTTACGTTTGAATTAGATAGTGAGTTAAGCAGAATTGCTGTATATAAAAGTGGAGATGGTACAGAGCCAGCTTGGTACATTACAGTAGGTCGAGATATTGACGAAAAGACTTTCCATTATGAAATAATGGATTGGTATTCGAAGAAGGTAGAGAAACGATAAGGAACTACGCTATAATAATAATATGACGGTAGATCTTACGAAAAGTGATAAGGAGTACGCTAAGCAGCATGGTCTTACGTACGGAGAAATGCGAGACTTCAAAGAAGATATGATTCGCGAAGAAGAAATGATGAGAACTTTCTACGAGACGAAGGAGAAAGAGCGCATCGATTTTAAAAATTCACCTCAATCTATTTACGCAGCATGGTAGACGATAATATTAAAAATTGTATAAATTGTGGACGAGAAGTTGAAAAAGCAAGAGTTGAGTTCGGATTTAAAAACTGCGCTACGTGCGCGCATGCCGGCCCTGACGTCCCTAGACCGAAAGGTAGGATGGTATATGGTCATAAAACCGGTGCAGAAATTGAGATCCTTTCAGAAGAGTCTTGGAACGAGAATAAGAAGTATTTTATCCCGAATGGTGCAAGGTCGGCGGTAAAGAACTTTAGTCGGTCTATTTGTTCATAAGAAGAGCCTCGATTCTATCGAGGCTCTTTTTGGTTTCGACTTTGTGTTTGGCTAATTCAGCCATTATGCTAATGCAAAAAAACAGTATACCAAGTCCTATAATTGTACGAGTCCACCTGGCCTCGTCATGACTCATTACTTGTCGTCTTTATCTTCGTCGTCGTGCTCGTCCTCTTCATCAGAGCCAAGCTTCTTAACTTTTTTCTTAGCTTTAGCTCCATGAGCAGTCTCTTCATCATGCTCTTTGATAACAACAACTCTAGCTTCATCAGCAGGTACAGAGACTAATTGACCCTTATACTCAACATAATACTCTTCAATGACTCCATCACTTGTTAAGCTATGATCAACAACTGCGAACTCTTCATCTTCTTCACCCAGACCTGGGTGTGCAATTGTCTTCGCTCAGGTATGTTGAATAGCGTCTGCTGCGCTGTTAATAAAATTTTCATCTAATCTCTTTAAGATTTCATTTGCTGCTTTATCAAATTCACTCATAGTAATATTATTTATTGCAACCGTATTGATAATCTAGAAAACACTTTATAATTACAAAACGCTCCTATAGTTCAACGGATAGAACAAGGCACTTCTAATGCTTAGATCCAAGTTCGAGTCTTGGTAGGAGTACCATTAGTTGAAAGATAAACAACAGACACTATAATATAACAAATGGAAGAGAGTACTGGAATCATCGTAGACTATTCTGATTGGACTAACCCGCCATCAACAGGCGGAACCCGGCCCGACCGCGGAACCTTTTCATATGGTTACACGACAGTAATTTATATACCAGCTCAGGTCCCTAGGTTAAAAACAACGCATAACCTCCCTAATGGAGATGTTATTACAATCGGATAAAGGAACCACAATATAATAAAAGCATGAAGAAAGAATATTTTGAACTTAGGATTTTTATTTGTTTTATCATTACCTTACTGTATGTTAACTATACTGTAATGGTTAGTAAAAACGAAGAAGCGGAAGCTGTACAAGCTGTACAAGTTGTACAGGAAAAAGTTCTCGAAGGATTTGAGGTTCGAATTGTCAACGATCATACAAACGAGCGCCTAGAATTAACAGAGACTCTAGGTCAAGCACTAGCTTATATCGAACAATACTCAATGCATCATGAAGATCTTGTAGCATTTGATCTATCTACTGGTTCTAAAGTAGGTAGTAGTGATAAGGGTAATGGTGTCATTTATACTGGATTTTAAACTAGCGCTTGTAGCTCAGTGGTTAGAGCACACGACTCATAATCGTTAGGTCCTGGGTTCAAA